TTAATTACAAGCTTCAGATACCCTTTTTTTTCTCTCTTTCTCCAATAAGTCTATTTGTCTGTAATCAATTCCATCTACACCTGGACTGTCTTTTGCATATTGAACTTGACCATCATAGTATTTATTAATTTCATTGACCTTGTCTTGACAATCGTCATTTGAGCAGCTAAAAAATATTAGCGATATCAATAGATATATTATTTTTTTCATAACTATTTGTTAGTCCTACAATCAATCATTATTGTTCCAGCTGCACATATATAAACATCATTAACTCTTTTGTCATTTTTATAATGGTTACTTAGTTCAGTTTTTAGTTTTTCATACTCTGAAACTTCCGAAGGAATTAATAATTTTACATTTATTAACCTTCCTATTGGAGTTACAGCATATAAGCTGTCACTAGTTTTTTCAGAAAATTCATCAATATTCATAATACCATAACTATCATATGTAGTTTGCAAGGACTCTACAAAATTGTCTGTTTTCGAAAACAATTCATTATTCTTTTCTGAGCAACTCATGCATAAGCAACTCATGAACATTAAAATTATTTTTTTCATTTTACCTTATTGTTTTAGTTATTACTCTTTTAGTTATAGATTTAACATGAGCATTTATTTAGTAACTATTTTTAAAAAAATGCAATAATAGCTATAATTAACTAAGTGTTAAAATTACCTCAATTGTTGTTTACGTCACCTATTTTCTAACATACCCATGAAGAGAAAATGATTTTCTGCAATATACATCGGTTCTATTTGATTTTATTTTTTAAAACAAGTGACTTGATGCTTGAACTTTAAATAATGACAATATTGTTGATTTTTTTAATTGTTGTGGAGGAAACTCCTCCTTTTTACTATCCGTTGGCTTGCTTATTAATGTGTAACAATCATCTGTTTCACCTTTTGTGATAATTTTTATCATTCTAAAATTATCAGTTGTTACAATAGCATAAATTTCTCCAAAAGGGAAAAAGTCTTGCCAGTTATTTATTTTTACTAAACCTATCGCATCACCATGACAGATCAACTTTGCCATCGATTGTCCTGAAGCCCTCACTACGTAATCACAACCTTTAAAAAACGGATGACTAATGTAGGAATCAGGCAACGACTTATTGCTATGGTCAATGGGTAAAAAACCAGCTGTAAAATCTACATCGTAATAAGGAACTCCTTTTTCTATATGCTCCAATTGCTCCTGAAGAGTTATTTTTTTTTGATCTTCATTAGTGGCAAAATTCACAATATTGTTATTCACAAAATTGTTTAACAAATTTTCTTTAGACAATGGAATGACTTCACCTTTTTCCCAATTTGAAATAGTATTGTGAGAAACACCCAGCTTTATGGCCAAATCCTTTTGTGTTAACCCCAATTCTTTTCTTTTATTTCTTATCTCGATCCCTTTCATTATTTAGAATGATTATAAATTACACAATAAACACAATTTTGGTGTTAAATATGTTTAAATTACCAATATTGTGTTTTATATTTGCCCTGTACAAACGTTCTAAACAAATGTACTCAAAATTGTTCTTTGAAATATTGAAAAAACTATAAAAATTAAATTAATCCGATGGGTTCTGGAATAACCTGCTTGAAAAAGGATGAAAAGTAAAAATCGTAAAGCATAAAATAGTCATTGCGGATTTGCCGTAGCATCAAAGCAACAATGGCACTAAACAAATATAAATCATGGCTATAAAAATAGAAAAAGGGATTCCGTTACCTAATAAAACAAGTAGAAGAATTTATCCATTTGACAAAATGGAAATAGGAGATAGTTTTTTAGTGAAACTAAATACGGATGTGAAAATATCCATTCAAAAACAAAAAATATATCTAGCCTCATGGCGATTTTCACAACTACATCCCGAAACAAAATTTACTACAGCTTCATTTCAAAATGAAGTAAGAGTATGGAGAATCTAATAATACTAATCTTTTAAATCAAATAAAAATGATACTACTAATTATAATTATCGCGCTAGTTCTGGTAATTGCACAATCCGCATCTACAAACAACATTGTAAACACACCACATGTTTACCATCATACCCACGAGACACATTCTTATTTTATTAATAATAAGAAAGTAAGCAAAGAGGAATACGACAAATTATACCAGTCAATTTTTACTTAATGAAAGTGTCTAAAGAGGTAACTCTAAAAATAGAATTATCAGGAATAGAGATAAAATATTTAAAAAGTGCTTTGATGGATATTATGGCCGCCGAAGAAGCTATTAACCAAGGTTTAGGCTATCTAAAAGATGAAGAAAAAAGAATATTGAAATCAATTTTAAGTGAAATAAATACAGAACAGCATGATTAAAAAAAGAACACCAAAGAAGAGTCTTAAAAAAGAAGTTTATCAGATTATAAGAAACGACATTCCTTTAAGACACCAAATAGCAACAGCGCTGAATATAGAAAGCAATTCTGTTTATGTAGCAGCTGTTAGAAAGTCGCCAAAACTCAGCCTTCCATTTATTGTGGATCTGATCGCTAAGAGTACAGGAAAAATGAAGCATGAAATACTAGAATCTTAAAATTCTAATCATGAATAAAAAGCAGAAAATAGCAGAAACAAAAAAATTAGTTCGGGAACTTGAAATTTCAGAACAGGCAATAAAACAAAGTTTAGCAGTAATTACTAGCCGTAAGAAATCGCTAAATCAGGAACTGGCAAGTTTGGGAGCTTCCAGTTCCTACTCATCTAAAAAGCTTAATAATGTGCTTTCAGAAAAACAAACATTATCAATTTTGGGAAGTTTAACAAAATAAAAAAAACCAGTCCCGACAAGAACTGGTTTAAATCAAATTTCAAATTACGAGTAATAATTTAAAACATTTTAGAGATGTCAAATTTACAAAAAAAAGCATTAGAAACTTACGAAATCGAGGTTTGGTTTAGATATTCTTTTGCTGGAGAAATCGAAAAGGATTGTGAAACGCATGAAATTGAAGCGCTAAGTATTCAAGAAGCTATTGATAAAGCAGAATTTCTTTATCGAAATAAAAAGGCAATTCCTTATAAGTACTTCTTCAATAATTATGAATATAGACCAACTGGCTTGACTAAATCTGATTTGTTTCACTTAACAGCACCGCATTATGAATACCCTTGAATTGTTTAGAAGGTTCAATTTTTATTTACTAAATGAAATAATGGATAGGGATTTTGGAATCATTGAGTGTGGTTCAATAATCAATCCAAAAAACGAAATTTTTAATAACCCATTAAATGGTAAGGCATGTTTGAAGAAGAAGAAAGAACCTCTAGTACTTGTTTAAAATTGATAGTACCATCATTCTTAACAGGACTTGCAATTGGAGGTCTTTTAACACTATTGGTATTATGGATATAGCTAAGCAAAACAATGTTCAAAGATTTGATCATTGGATGGCCGAGATCGTAAAATCAAGATGGGTACACAACGCGACATCAATGTGTAATGCACGAGCAATTGTTACAAACCATAGCATAACCAGATTAATAAAGAAAATTAATAAAAATCAAATTTTAAAGAAATGAGTAGAGTAAACACATTAGAATTAATCCAAAACACTGCACCAGGTAAAATTGCAGAATTGGACTTGGTAAAAGAAAAGTTTATCAAGAATTATAACCTAGCTAATCGTTCAGAAAATGGAGATTTGATGTACCATCGACAATTGGTATATTTTAATCAAAACATTGCATCAAGCACGCAATTACAAAGTGCCGATAAGTTTTCGCTTTATGCTTGTTTTATTACAGCAGCAGTAAAAGGGTATTCTTTTGATCCTTTAGATAGCGAAATCTATTTAGTGCCCAGAGGTGGTAAAGCATGTATGCAGTTACAAGCTGGCGCTTATGTTCGTCGATTGATTCAAACCCAACAATCAACAGGCTGTGAACAGGCAAAACTAGTTTTCAAGGGAGATGTTTTTGAAGTAGAAGATGGAGTAGTAAAAAAACACATTGAAAAATTTGAAACTGAAACTATCATCGCGGGTTATGTGAAATTCAATACTGCAGGTGGAGGATTCAAGTATTTCGTGTATAGAAAATCAGACTTCGAATCCTGGAGAAAAAAATCATCTAACCCAAATACAGTTCAAAAATCACCAACATGGCTAGCTGAATCACTATGGGATAATGGAGTAATTGGAGGTGAGAATCCAGAACCTGCATTTCTTAGAACAAAAATTATTCTTCATGCTGCCAAAGAGAAATGCTGGTTCACGGGTTCTACACCTATTGAACTTGAACAGTTCAATGTTGAAATTGATGCTGAAGAAGAAAACCCATTAACACCAGAACATGAGGGAGAACCAAAATTAATAGTTCCTCAATACGATTCATTTGAAGAAGTTTCGGAGGTTGCCCAAAACAATCCGGAAGAAGAAATTGACGATGAAGCTTTTTAAAAAAAAATATAAATCAAAAATTTTAGAGACCATGACAACAGATATAGCCACACAGGACCAATTGCAAGAAGTAGTTATCAAAGGTTCAGAAGTATTAAAAAGTAGTGAACTAAGAGTTTCCAAAGCCATAAGTGTTGGGAATAAATTATTAGCGGAGATTCAAGAAAACGGAATGAGTGCCCAACTTGATGAAAGAGCCAATAAATTTTTAGTGAATTGTAGAACTGCAAAAACAGATATTGAAAACCAAAGAAAGCCAATTACTGCTTTTTTCGATACCATAAGAAAACAATTCACGGAAATAGAAGGAAAATTAGATCCTAAAAAAGCAGAAGCGCTTCCGGCTGCAATTCAGTTTTATCGCGATGATTACGTAAAACAAATCAAAGCAAAAGAAGCAGAAAAACAACGAATTGCTCAAATGAAAATTGATAAAGAAAAAGAAATTATCGATATAAAATCGAGCTTAGAAATTCAATTGTCAAAGCATGTGAATAATCATATTTCAGATCGTAAGCAAAAATTACAGGATTCATTTAATAATATCAATCTTCAAAATTTTGCAGAAAAATCAAAAGCTTTAAAAACCCTAGCAATAGAATACCAGAGGTCACATTATGATTTATTCTCACCTAATTGGAGTAGAAAATTAGTTACTCAAGAAGAAACGACAGAATTACTCAACGCCTTTATTGAGTCAAAAGATTTTGATTTAATCGCTGTAGTTGTAGTAGATGAAATCAGAAAATTTAAAGATGAATTGATTGAAAAGCTACCAAGTCTGAAAACCAGTCTTGATGAAATGGCAAAGGCGGGCGAAGAGGAGCAAAAAAGACTTGCAGCAGAAAAATCTAAAAGAGAAGCGGCTGCACAGGCGAAGATTAAATCGGATGCTGAAATTAAAAATAAAGCAGATGCAGAAGCCGCTGAAATTAAAAAAACAGCCGATCAAACAAATGCTATGATGAACAATCTAGAATTGAATGATACGGTTGCTCCTGAAGCCAGAGATGGCTTTAAACTGAAGTTGCTAAACAAAACTGCCATTGCTGAAATCTTCACATTTTGGTTCCAGCGCGAGGGAATCACTTTGACTCTGGAAGAATTAGAAAAGAAGTCCATTGCCCAAATGAAAGCCTATTGTGAAAAAGTAGGACACAAATCAGGTGATCTAATTGTAAGTGAGAATTTGAAATACGAACCAGTTTATAAAGCTGTAAATAGAAAGTAATCATGACAAAATTTAAAGGAACAACAAAAGAGTGGAGGATTTCAAAAGATGGGTTGGAAGTTACCGCTAGCCGAAAAGGAATCCTAGAGGGGAGTAAAAGAATCTGTGATATTGCGGATTTTGGTAAAAGTGAAGAAGAAAAATTAGCTAATGCAAAATTAATTGCAGCAGCTCCGGAACTATTAAAAGCATTAAGTAAAATGATTCGTATGTATGAAGAAATTCTACCTACAGGTGGCTGGCAAGGTGTTTATGAAGAAGCATTATACGCAATCCAAAAAGCAACTAAATAATGGATCCATACTTTGGAAGAAATGAGGTAAGCAACTCGGATTTAAGTTGGCTCAAAGATTATTGGAGCGATAATAAAATGGATGAAGTCTCCAAGGAAAAAGCGTACAAATTTGGAACGCTGATCGATGCAGTAATTACGGAACCTTTCAAAGTAGATTATTTCAAATTTCAAGTTGATGGAGTTCAGTATTCAGAAGAAGATTTTGAGAAAGCTATCCTAATGAAAAAGGCTTTTATGAAAGATCCCTTAGCAGAAAACCTACTCAAACAAAGCGATACTCAAAAAGTAATGATTACCAATAGAACATTCACTTATGATGAGGTTGAATTTAATTTAGACACCCGCTGCAAATGGGATTTATGGATGGATGGTTTGGGATGGGGTGGTGATCTAAAAAGCACCACCGCCACCACTCAAAAACAGTTTGAAGAAGCCGTACGATATTTTGATTACGACAGACAACGAGCTTGGTACATGGATATAGCAGGAAGTAATCAAGATGTTTTAATTGGGGTTTCAAAAGAGAATTACAAAGTATTTAAGGTTCCAATACGTAGAGGTGACGAACTATTTAACTCGGGGTTTAAAAAATATAACGAGCTCGCATTTAAATGGTGGGCATTATTTGACTAAAAAATTACTAAAAAATGAATCAATTAATTACAGCACCAGCGGATATAATCTCAGAATTGACAACAATTCAATCCTTTCTAGAAATTACTATGAGTGAGGATGCCAATGAAGCTGTTGTAAGAGGGAATGACTTGGCAGTCTACATGTCCAGAACAGGAAAATTAATTGCAGATGCTAAAATACATCGGGAACAAAAGCTGAGAAGTCAAATGATACAAGAGTATAAGAAACTTTTAGAATTTCCTGCTAGTGTGGCCGTAAAATATACCGACACTCTGGTTGAAAATGAAACATACTCCCTTACATGGGCTACAAGATTAAACGCAGCCTGTACGCATCAACTAGACTGGTGCCGAACAATTATTTCAAAAGCAAAAGCGGAAATGTCCGCATTTAATCAATGATTTATGGAAAATTTTAAAGGAACAAAGGGACCGTGGAGATTAGGTATTGGTGGAGGTAGTGTAGTATCCGACAATAGTGAAAGCTTAATCATAAGTGGTGCAATTGGAGAAGAAGCAATAAAGTACTATGGAGGAAATCTTATTTGTGAAAGTGTTTCATGCGCCAACGCCAAATTAATTGCTGCAGCTCCAGAACTACTCGAAACTCTAACAAAACTCCACCAAGCAATATCAAATGGAAATCCACACGAATTAAGTGAGTGGAACCTTAAAGCAAAAACAGTGACACACAAAATTTTAAATTCTTAAATAATTATGAACATTACAATTAAAAACGCCAGTATCAAAAACAGCCTATTCTTAAAATATGGCTACGATCATTTTGTTGGATCGACAAAATACAGTCATCCATCTACAACAGGTGATGCGCCAATTCACGAAGATTTGCGGGAAGCATTCTTGGCCTTGACACCTCATTTTGCTTTTATCTGTGAAGAGATTTCAGAAAGTGTATGTCGTCAAGCAATAGACGATTACATAAAAGGAGTTTTTTACCAAGATGCCGAAACAGATCCTTTGAGAAAATACACCGTGATAGGTTTCACATTAGGTAAAGATTCTGAAGGTGTGACCATAATAGGTTCTAAAAGGCTGGAAAGCGGTAAAAGCATTAGCATTCCTACTCCATTTATGAAATGGGATGATGACTATGCTTTTGATACCGAACTAATCGCAGCGGTTGATTTATTGAAATCTGAAGTCTACGAATACATCGAAGGAAAAAGAGCTCCTGCACAGCATCAAACTGGAAATATGTTTGAACAAGACGAGGAGGAGGAAAAAGAAGCCTTTGCGGATGCTGACCAAGAAATGTAGTATACGAAGTAGAAGATTGAGGCTAAATAAACGCAGGTATTATTTGCATGCCAAAGTCAAAAGTCAAGAGCCAGAAGACTACCAATTATTAAATCCCCGAAAGAGAAGTTTTTCGGGGATTCCAAAAGGGAAGTTCGCTAACAAGCTTTTAAAAGAGTTTGGATATACCCATCAATACCAAATTATATAAAAAAATAAAAATGAATAAAGGAGACACATTTGAGTATCAATGGGGACACGGTTCTTCTGATACTGCAACTGCAACCGTAACAGAAGTTTATAAAAACGGCAGTTATGAATTTGAATATAAAGTATATGGCCAGTATAAGACTGCATATTCAGAAAAAATTAAATAAAAATCAAATTTCAGAGACAATGAGTATTAAATTAGTAGTAAACAGTAAAGACATTTTAAAAGCGGTGCAGACCGTTGGAGGAATTGTAAAGGGAAACCACGCCTTGCCAATTTTAGATAATATTTTAATTAAGCTTCAGGAAAATAAATTGATTTTTATTTCTGATAACTTAGAAATAAGATCAAGAGTTGAATTAGCAATCGATTCTAAAGACGCATTTAAAACTTGCGTGCCATATAAATTAGTTTCAAACATTCTTAAGGGATTTCCAAGCATGCCAATAGAATTGGTTTTGGAAAAAATGAATTTGAAAATTCTTTCCGAAACAGGAACTTATGTTGTTCCATTAGTAGATCCGTCAACATTTCCTGGATCAAAAGAAAAAACAGCCACTGACACAGTTAAAATAGAATCAACCCAACTGATAGATGCAATCAAAAAAGCATTGTTATTCACTGACAAAACAAATGTAACCAACATGCATAATGTTTTGATTTCCATTAAAAAAGAAGGTACCAAAATCGTAAGTACAGATGGAAATGTAATACTTGAATATTCTATGACTGCTGCAGGAGTAGAAAAGGATTTAACTGTATCTAGAAGTATTGCAAGTCATTTAATTCAAATTATATCACCTAATGAAGATATAGAATTAAGCTATACAGATAGTCATTTGTTTTTATCGATGGAAGGAAAGGAAGTAAATGCAATTTTGAGTAGTGCTGTTTTTCCTCCATACACTAGAATTTTTGAAACATATTCTCCAGATAAAAAGCTAACCATCGATAACGGAATCATTGCACCGGCTATCAAAAGATTGTACGCCCTTACCGATCAAAATAATCAAACGGTAAAGTTCTGTATTAAAGAAAATATTGTGGAATTGTCATTCATCAATGAACTTCAAAAGTACGAGGCTAAGGAAACTTTGCCTTGCGAATATTCAGATGAAGAAATCAATATAGCTTTCAATGCAAACTATATAAACAATATGCTTATAGCTATTGAGGAAAGCATTGAAATGAATATTACAGACGGAAGTAAGCCATGTATTTTCATAGCCGAAAACATAAGAGCAATTGTAGGACCTATTAACGCTAGCTAAAATCTGAATTATGAAAGCATCAAATGCATTTAAGGAAACAATTAAGACTTATTTAGATAAACTTGCTGCAGAAGATGAACTCTTTGCAGAGACCTACAAAAAAGAAAACAAGAATCTGGATGAATGCTGCAACTATGTTATGCAATGTGCAAAAAACGGAGGCTCACAAGGTTATGCAGATGAGGAAGTATTTGGCTGGGCAGTTCATTACTATGATGAAGATGATGTTAAAAATATCAAAGCTGTTAGTGGTAAAGTAGTAATAAACCGGTCAGTTAAACTTACAGAAGAAGAAAAAGCACAAGCTAAAGAAAAAGCGATGGATATGGCTGTTGCTGAAGCTAAAGAAGATGCTAAAAAAGCGCTAGTGGGAACTGTGGAACTTACCGAAGAAGATCTTAAGGATGTGAAACAGAAAGCTATTGACAAAGTAGTAGATGAGGAAAAAGATAAATTGACTAGAAAGCCAAAGACTACCAAAACCGAAGGTGTAAAACCAGTTCAACAATTGGGATTATTTTAAATGATGATTTATGAAACCAAAAACAAAACTACAAGTAGAAGTTTGGAATCTTCATCAAAGATTAAACAATCCAAAAGAACAGGAACCTTATGTGATTTCTAAACATAACTTCTATTACACAACTCATTACAAGAGCTTAGTATGCTTAGAATGTAATCACAATTGGAAGCCTACACAAGTTTGGCATGAAGAATTATTAGGAGTGGAATGCCCTTCATGCAAAAAGAAATTAAAAAAACTAACTACTCAAAATGGAGGAATAGCTGCTCAAATTTTAACATATTCAGTAACTCAAGTGATAGGTAGATTTCAATTGTTCAGATATTTTTCTTGCTGGAAGCACATGCATAAAAATAAACCACCAAGATATAGTTTTCGTAGTCTTTTTGAAGAGTGGAATGATTGCGATAAGAAGAAAAGAGTAATCGTTGGTAGAACTACAGGATGGACCGGTGATGGATTTAATTCAACGGATTATGAAATAAGAAATCCAACTAGTGGTGGATGGAGTAGAAGTTATAAGGGAAGTCAATACGATAGTTTTTTTTCAGATTATAATTGTCCAGGTGCAGAAATTTTGCCAAAGTTTAAAAAGTACGGATTAACAGCCTACAAGCATGATTGTGATTACAGGGTTTTGATTAATAAACTTGACCGTGCACCTATTCTGGAAACACTATTAAAAGCCAGACAAAAAGAACTGCTAAACTATGCGCTTCACAAACAAACAAAACATCATGAATTTTGGGCGCAAATTAAGATTGTGATTAGGAATAAATACAAGATTAAAGATGCTGGAATATGGTATGACTACCTAGAATTGTTGAGTTATTTCAATAAGGATTTGCATAATCCAAAATATGTTTGTCCAACAAATCTAGACAAAGAGCACGATCGTTTGGTGAAAAAGAAAAACATCATTTTAGAAGCTCAAGAGAGAGAGAGAAATAGAGTCGAAGTTATCAAACGTCAACAAAAACTTGAGAAAGTGATTATTGAATATTCTGAAAGATGTCAAAAATTCTTTGACTTAGAATTTACCAAAGGCAATATATCAATTGCGATGTTAAAAAGCATTGATGAATTCAAACAAGAAGGAGATGAATTAGGGCATTGTGTTTTTACCAATGAATATTATCTCAAGGAAAAATCATTAATCTTTTCTGCTAAAGTAAACGGCAAACGTACTGAAACAATAGAGATTAAAATGCCAGAACTCACTATAGTGCAATCTAGAGGAATTAATAACAAATCTACAGACTATCATAATAAAATTGTTTCGTTGATAAAGAGTAATCTAGCAAAAATAAAAAGCAAAATGGATCCTGAAAAACAAAAGAAATATAAAAAATTAAAAGAAGTAAGCTAATGCAAATAGTAGAATTTTTAAACGAGTTTCATATCGCTGTTGGTTTTGGCAGATTCAAAGAATACCAAACCCAAAGAGTAAAATGTATTACTACTGTAAGACAATGGGAAACAAGTATTTTCTCAGGTTCTTATATTTCTTCGCCGGCAATTGTTGGTACCGCTCTTTGTGAAGATATCAATCAAATTAACATCCCACTGGAGCATGCAAAAGATACTGAAAAAATAACTTGGAGAAAGTATGAACCAGTGGCCAGATGGAATCATGAAAAGAAAGTATATGTAGTGCCTATTGAATGCAAATCACATGTCTATGCAATTGGCAAGAAATGTAAAGCATCTCATGTAATAATAAAAGACAATCTCCCTGAAAAGGTAGATGTAATTCCACTCCTTCCGAAACTTAAAATAGATCTTGGCATTGTTCATAAAACAAAAGGTTTTAAGCCTAGGCCATATCAAGATGAAGGAATGGCTAGAGGCATGGAATTAAAAAGATTTATAAACGGAGACCAACCAGGTCTTGGGAAAACATTGCAGAGTATCGGTACACTAATAGGTGCTGAAAAGATGGAAGAAGTAGTTTTTCCATGTATAGTAATTTGTCCTTCTGCATTGAAAGAAAACTGGAAACGAGAGTTTGAAATGTGGACCGATAAAAAGGCCATGATTTTAAACCATAGTTTAAGAACCAATTGGCACCGTTTTCACGAAATGGGATTAGCGGATGTTTTTATAGTGAATTTTGAATCATTGGAGAAATTCTTTGTGACTTCTAAACCAGCCACTAAAGACTTACAGCATTCTACTCAGATTATTATGGACCCAAGAATCGGGTTGTTTAAATCTGCAATTATTGATGAAATACACAAGTTAAAAAATCCTAAATCCATCCGAGCAAAGATATGTATTAACATAACCAAGCACAAAAAATACATCATAGGACTTACAGGAACACCCGTTGTGAACCTTCCAATTGATTTATTTAGCCAATTGGCTATCATATTCAAATTAAACCATTTTGGTGGCGCAAATGGGTTCAAGGAACGCTATTGCGAAGGAGGTAGAGGTAAATCTAATTTGAAGGAGCTAAACTACTTGATGAATGTGAATTGCTATTTCATGCGGAAAAAAGAGGACGTACTGAAAGATTTACCCCCTTTGTCACGACAAACTTTGATTTGTTCGATAACAAATAAAGCAGAATTTGACCGAGTAAAGAATGACTTTCAAGCCTTTTTAACAAGTAGTGATCTTACAGATGCTGAAATCAAGAAAAAGATTAATGGCCACGTGATTGTTCAAATTACCATGTTGTTGCAATTATCAGCCATAGGCAAGATTGAAGCTGCAAAGGAGTATATCGACGAAATTGTAGAATCGGATCAAAAGATAGTGGTGTTCTGTAAGCATAAGACGGTAGTTGATTTACTCAAAAAAGAATATCCTAAAGCGGTTACAGTAACGGGTCAAGATAATGAACATCAAAAACAAGCCGCTGTGGATAGTTTTCAACGCGCTGGCGGTGCCAATATCATTATCCTAAACCATAAGGCAGGAGGGGTGGGTTTAACCCTAACGGCCAGCAGTGAAGTTTTAATGCTAGAATTGCCATGGACACAAGCAGATTGTGAGCAATGTGAAGCACGTTGTCACCGTATGGGGCAACCAAGCAATGTTAGAGCAACTTATTTATTGGGAGAAAATACCTTAGACCAATGGCTGTATGATATTATTCAAGAAAAAAAAGCAATAGCAAACGAAATTACAGGAGCAGAGGACAATGTTCCGGTAAGCATTGTTAGTAGAGTAATTGATTTATTTAAATAATTTTTTATAAAAGAGAGCAACCTAAATGAATGGATACGATTTAACAAGAGCATGGTATAATTACAAATTTCAAAATCCTAAAAGGGTAAAAGCGGCACATTCGGATATGTTTTTTTATGTAGTGGACCTGTGGAATCGATTAGGTCAAAAAAAAGAATTTGGATTACCTACAACAGTTACAATGGAAGCTTTAGGGATAGGTTCGTACAACACTTATAAAAAAACGCTAGATGATTTATTTCAATTTGGTTTTATAAAATTGGTTGCAGATAGTAAAAACCAGCATCAAAGTAAAATAGTTGCTTTGTCAAAAATTGACAAAGCAACTGACGAAGCACTTGACAAAGCAACTATAAAAGCAACTGACGAAGCACTTGACAAAGCAACTGATACCATAGTTAAACAACTAAACAATAGAACAACTAAACAACTAAACAATAATACTCTTTTAGAAAAAGAGACAAAAGAAATTTTTTCTTTTAGAAATGTATTAGTCAAAAAAGGAGGCTTAGAAAAATTAGTTGATGATTGGTTAAAAGTTAGAAAAACAAAAAAAGCAACTAACAGCGAAACCGCTTTATCAGGTTTTTTAAAACAAGTTGAAATATCAAAATTGTCCATTGATGAAGTTTTAATAATCTGCATCGAAAAAGACTGGAAAGGCTTCAACGCTTCCTGGATCAAAAATTTACAAAATCAAAACTTGCAAAATGCAAAACAACAAATTATACCCCAAATCAAAAAAGCATACGAATTTAGCGTTGACCGGGTTATTGAGACCCACGCTTGCAATTCTGAATGAAGATTATCCCAAAGTAAAAACTATTGAATCAAAACAAGATATAAATAGCTTACTAAACTTCTTGATCACAATAATAAACATCAAAGTTTCAAGTGAAGAAGAAAAATTACAACTCGATAAGCAAATGATTTTAATTTTTGATTTGATAAAAACAAAGTTTGGAAGCCTAACGGTTCCAGAAATCAAAGAAGCTTTTAAAATGTTCATCGCTAAAGAATTTCCAGAGCTGAAAGTATATCGAATTCTAGACTGTGTTGTAGTAGCAGAGGTACTAAATGCTTACAAAGAATTTAGAAACGATAGTCTTAGAGCCTATGACTTTAAGAAAAAAACTCTTTTAGAACAACCAAACCCTATGACCGAAAAAGAAATAATACAAAACAAAGAAGCGCTGTTTAAAATTGTTTTTGAGGATTTAAAAGCAACTGGTTTAAGTTTGGATGCTTGGCTGCTTTATGAAAATTTAGAAGCCAATGGCAGGATAAACATCTCTAAGGCTAAAAAAAAAGAAATGTATGCCCAGCAAGCTAAAATCTATTTAGTGGAGTTGGTTCAAGAAACAACCAAAAGACATTTTCACTCAGCCAAAATAATAATTGAGGATGCTAAAAATAAAATTGAAAAAGGGAAAATCATTGGATCCGTGGCCAATAAATGCAAAAGCATTTTGGTGTCCAATATTTTGAAAGAGTATCTAACGGACTTTCAAGAGTTCAAAAATCAGATTGAAAGATGAGATTTAATACATACTACGGCACTCTTTGGATAATTTTTCAAGCTAAAAACCCACAAATTGATGACGATATTGTTTCGGTTAAACTAGAAAATTTGTTTAGAACTAGGAATGAATTTAGACCTTTTTCGATAGGATTTAAAAATCCCTTAGAAAGTTTTAGAGTAACAATTTTTAGTGTAGAAATTTCAATTTATGTGCGATGAGGTGGACTGAAAATGATTTACAAAAAGCAAAAGCAAATGGTTTGAAGGTTTTTGATTCAAAACCAGAAATCGGTATTACCGATGGTAGAACACCTAAAATAAAAATTGAAAAAATTTCAGTAGAGAAAAATACTATCGAATTTATTTTAATGAGTTTAAAACAACAAGGGATAATAACTGGATTTGTAACCGAGCATAAGTTTGATGCAGTACGTAATTATCGCTTTGATTGGGCTCTGTTGGATTTAAAGCTAGGAATTGAATACGAAGGTATCTTCTCCAAAAAAAGCCGTCATACGACCCCTGTGGGATTTTCAGAAGATTGCAACAAATACAATCTTGCCATTCAAAATAACTGGAGAGTGCTTCGATATACGGCTTTGAATTACCAGAATTTAGAAAATGATTTATTAAAAATTATAAGACATCCCGAACTATGAAAGCATTATCTATAAAGCAACCATGGGCATCATTAATAGCACACGGAATAAAAAATATTGAGAATAGAACTTGGAAAACTAATTTTAGAGGTAGGATTTATCTTCATGCTTCTGCAAAAGATGCTGGAGCATTATATGAATTACTAAATCAAAAGCAAATTGAAGTAATGAGTTTTCATTGGACTGCTGCACCTCCTTTTCCAGACAGACCAGTATCAGCCATCATTGGAGAAGTTGATATTATTGATTGTGTTATAAATCACCCAAGTATCTGGGCTGAAATAACAGAAATTAAAGGAAAAACAATTGAAGGTGAGCTGATGTATGCACATAAGCCTATTTACAACTGGGTACTTGCTAATCCAGTTCTTTACGATAAGCCAATCCTAAACATAAAAGGGAAACTTTCATTTTGGGAACCCATTCCAAATCAAAATTGCATGAGCTGTGACAAAAAATTCTTTGGCCAAGACGCACAATATTGTTGTTCGGGAAATGAATGTGGATGTATGGGACAGCCAGTAGAGCCTGTAGTATGCTCAGAAGAATGTTATAATAAACTATTTAATCGTTAACATTATGTTAGACAAAGACAAATTATTAGAATTTGGCAAAGTTGTTACTGTTTGCCAATCTGTTTTTAATTATGAATTTCTTATAACAGATGGATTTTCTCATAAATTTAAGAACACAATGGCATGTATTGAAGTCTGTATTGAAATAGCAGAGGGTTATCCCTATGTGAAAAAGTGTGTCACCGAAGAGAATAAATTTCATTTAATACTAACCAAAAAGAAAAGTAAAAATCATGAGAACTTGTAGCGCTTGTGGTGGTGTATTAGGAAGGGATTGTTTTAATGAAGCTGATTGTTTACAGATATCAAGAAGTTTAGATCAAGGTAATTATTATAATAATTCAGGTGACGACCATTATATTTCTATTTTGATGTATACGATGGAACAAAAAGGAATCACCATTCCAAATTCATTTTCTCCAGAACCTCCATTAGTTATGAAGATACAATATGGTTGTCAAAATAGACGTATAGATGATGGTTTGCCCTTCTAAAAAAAACCAGAAATATGCTTGATACTTCCAAAATGTCAACCCAATATTGCTCAACGATAAACCTCTAAAAAGCAATACAATGGCAACACTATTATTTACTCCACGCACAACAATCGACGCAAACATATTCCAATATCGATTAGACAATTCTCCTTTTCATGCCGAATGGAATATTGAGACCGGATCGTATGAATTTGAAGAAGAAGAGCAAAGCATCGACCAACTAGAAGAAGAATTAGCACTATCAATTACCTATGACATTAATGGATATTTTGAACTTCAAAACTAAACCCCAATGTTTAAATACTGCAAAAAATGCTTCATCATGACATTATTCAAACAAGGAAAATGTACAATCTGTAAAAACTAAAAACATGAATACCTATTCAAAATATTGCCCAAACGTGTATGTTGCAAAATGTACAGAACCACACGAAAAAGGAGAAATAATCATTTTGGAAACGAAATACGGAAAAGAAAATGAATGTATCGTTTTTAATCTCGTAGCCCAAAAAGAGGATCATTACTATTACTCCATTGTAAGAGCGGATGGTTTCAACGTTCAGGAATGGGCAAAAAGAAAAGCAGAACGCCTACAAGGTGCTGGTAGTAATGCCGAAAAGAAAAGCAACGACTATTATGAGGCATCTAAGGAAGGAAAGGACTTTTTAGTACTAGCAGAGCCAATAAAGATTGGACACCATAGTGAGAAGCGTCACCGAGCTTTGATTGAAAGAAATTACAACAGAATGAAAAATTCAGTACAGCATTTACAAAAAGCAGCTGATTACCAAAGTAGAGCCGAATATTGGGAAAGAAAAGCATCCATAATAAACCTTTCAATGCCGGAATGTTTAGAATACTATCAGTATAAACTTGAAGAGGCTAAAATACAGCACGAAGGTTTGAAAAACGGAACTATTGAACGCAGACATTCTTATTCCCTTACCTATGCAAAGAAAGCAGTCAACGAAGCGGAAAAGAATTATTCTTTGGCACTTAAACTATGGGGAGAATGATAATAGAATTTGATAAATCAAACTTGCAAGCAACGATCAATTCCTCAAATACTATTGAAGGGTTAAATCGGTATAAAAATGGTTGTGAGGGTGCTATTATATATTGGCAAAAACAAGAGAAAGAAAGCCATCCAAGAGCGGAAGAAAATATAAGGTTTTTTAAACAAGCTTTAGATTTTTGTAATACCAGAGCACGATCAAAATAAGCAATTCCACAAAAATAAAACAATAACCTTAACCTTAACCTTAACCTTAACTGGGTATGGCTAATATACCTTGTCAGCAAACGTTTTTATTATGATTGAGAATATCAAACAAGGTGACACAATAGAATTTTATATCTCTTGCAACGCTAACAGAGAATTATTTACAGGTAAAGTTGAACACAAATACCAATTAGGATTAATTTCTATTGTGGACGGTGCTCAATACGAACTTAGAAAGTTAGTTGACATTAAGGTTTTAAATCTCCGCTAACGTTTCGCTAGTAGGCGATGGTTAGGGTGTAGTAAATCCCGACACCCTAAATTAAAGACCAATAATAATAAGTACAAAACAGTCTTTAAATTAAGCCAAATACCCAAATTTCTTGAAACGGCTGTTGTGCGCTGTCATCTATTCTATTTCTTAATTAAATAATCATCTTCATATTTTTTTAAAATAAATTGGATTGTTGCGTAATTCAATTCTTTAGAATTTTTTATTATATCAAGTATTTCGGGTTTCTCTTTAACGGCTTTTTTTAAATTTCGGGCTTTTTTACCATCCTCATCATAAAATTCAAATTGAGCAACTTTACTTCCGTCGTATGGATTAGCCATATAATAGATATAGCACTTAACTATGTTTTCATAAATCATTTCTCTAAGTTTTTTATTGTCAGCAACAAATACACGTTGTGAATTTTTGAAATCTGTAAAGCTTATTTTTTTTATTTCCTTGGCTAAAATTTTTGTTTTTCCATTGATATCATGCACTAATTTTACTGATTTTATTATGCTTAGTTCATTTATAAAGTCTTTATTGAATAAATTTACACCTACACTGATTTCAGTATTAATTGTATCACCATCAATCAATATAATTTCAGCAGGAATATCTCGTTTTTGAGCAAAACTAATTATAGAGATAATTAGAAAAGAAAATGTATAAATAAATTTCATAATATATTTTTATGTTTAATGATTGCGCACAACGTTCCCGCCTTAACTAGTTTGCAGGCTTTGGATACGGATGTTTTTCTTCGAAACGAATATACAATTAAAAACGGTAATTCCAAAGAATCTGCAAATTAGTTAAGACGATTGTTATGGGCTGGTTTTTTTCTTCTTTTTACATATTGATTAAAAAATTATATATCAAAAGTTACATATTCGTTTAAAAATTATATATTTGCAATCTAATAGCTCAACAATAATATTATGATAATAAATTTAACAAGCCAAAATCAATCATCAATTAAAAGAAGAACAGCAAAAGATACCGAATGTCAAATTGATTTAAGAAAAGAATTGCCATTAATATTTAATGCATTTAAAAATGCTTCTTCAAATTTTGAAAAAGAGGTTAGTCAAACTCCAATTGAGGCTAGAGGTAGAGGATTTGAAGCATCCCTCTTAAATTCGAAAATGATACATAGTATTCAAACGACTTTTCCAAATAATTGGAAGTATGGAAAATACAAAAGATTCATATTGCGAGTAAATAAATATTCAATACTTTTTAAAAAATTGGATAATAAAAATATGCCGATGAATATAAGTACTAATTTTTCATCTGCTATTTCAAATCAATTTACTATGTCGTTGTTTGATGAAGGTACAACTTCAATTGACCCTATATTATTTTTTGGATATAAAAAAGATAGACTAGGAAATATTGTAGAACCTAAATTGATTTATATTGATGACAACACTTTACAATGGACAATTACTGAAGATAACATTAGTTTGTTTACTGATAATAAATTTGTTGCTAATGAAATTATTGAAAAGACCAAACCGAAAATCAAATCTTTGTCTCCATTAAAGAAAACTTCAAATCAGTAATTTTTATTAATAATTGAATAATTTTATATGGGTTTTAATTATAGACAATTAATATTCGCTAGAGAATATAGAGGGTTAACTCAATCTGAATTAGCTAAAAATATCGTTGGGCTTTCCCAATCTAATTTGTCTAAGTATGAAAAAGGATTTGGTTTGCTTTCTGATGAAATGGTGTTGAAAATCATTGACTTTTTAGGGTTTCCAGAAAGTTGGTTAGATCATAATATTTCAAATTTACCTGAGAATGCACATTATAGAAAGCGAACAACAATAACAAAAAAAATAAAAACAGAAATTGAGTATAGTATTCGATTAATTGGATATTTAGTTGATCAAATGTCAAATTCTATAGAATGGCCTGAAGTTCGCTTAGTTCCTTTAGACATTGAGGAGGGTTATACTCCAGAAATAATTGCCAAAAATACAAGAAAGCTATTGAGAATTTTACCTAATGAGCCTGTAAAATCAATTTTTACCTTATTAGAAAATTTCGGTATTATTGTGATAGAGTTTGAAATAACTGAAAAATTCGATGGTGTTTCTTTTATAACTGACAAAGGTAATCCGGTAATTATTTTAAATAAATCTTTTACAAATGATAGAAAAAGATTTACACTAGCTCATGAGTTAGGTCATTTAATGATGCACGATTTTCCAATTCCTTACCATAGAAATATTGAAAAAATAAAAGAAAATGAAGCAAATAGATTTGCATCTGAATTTCTGATGCCAGCAGAGTTTATTAAAAATTCTTTGTTTAATTTAAAATTATCTAGTTTAGGGCAATTAAAAAGTTACTGGCTAACATCAATGGCTTCTATAATTAGAAGGGCAAAAGATTTGAGTTGTATTTCGGAAAGCCATTTTACTTATTTAACTATTGAGTTAAGTCGTGATGGAAAAAAGAAGAATGAAGATGGTTTTGTATTTATAGATGAACCATCACTATTTATCGAAGCATATAAATTACATAAAAATGAACTAGATTATTCTGATTTGGAATTAAGTAATGCTTTTAATATTCCTGTAGATGTCATTCAAAGATTTTTTAATACTTCTAGATTAAGGATAATTAAATAATCTTTTAACGATTTGTAAAACAAAATTATTATACTAACTCTGTTTTTTAGCGCCTTATCCATTTTTCAGATATGAGTGTTTTCAATTAAAAAAATGCTAAAAACCCAATAATAACCAAAAGATTGCATTAGGTAGAATAACAATTTAGAGTTTTTTTTGCTGAATGGGAGGATGCAAAAATATTTTATGTAGAAAGAGGTTTAGATTAGAAAAATAGGTACTCGAGATAGCGGTTTAAATCGTAATCAAAAATTATGGATGCAGATGCAATAAAATAGTTAAGATTTTAAAATAGAATATTTTTTTTTCTAAAAAGCAATTAGCTATAATATCAACAAAAAAGCTGTTAACAATCGTGCTAGAAATATTGTCTTAAAGATTTAATTGATAAAGTTGATTTAAAATTATTCATAACGTTTTACTTTTTAAAGAACTGGCAGGATAGAGGCACGAGCTTTTGAGCACTACAAAATTTTGTAGAAAGCCAACTGCTTGATTAACCACTTCTCCTGCCATTTCTTTTAAGCTGCTGTTATGGGCAGATCTAACATTTTTTAATTTAAAGATCCATCCTTAACTCTAGCTATGTAATAAGCTACATACCCAGAACCTGAATTACAGTTAATACTTACGTCTAGTTTTGGATTTACACTAGAGGCAGTATAGCTCAATACATTTTTGGAGTCAGTTTGATTGGCAGCATCTTCAGATGAAGAACCAATTTCACAAAAGCAGTTATTGTCTACATACAAACTTGTTAATGGACATTCAACCCCAAAATTAGCTTTGTAAGCTCCTGAATTTCCAGAGTATGTAAATCCGTATTGAGTTCCAACTAATGCAGCATCTCTTTTGTCTGTTTGCACTAAGCCACAATAAACATATCTACCAGCGCCAGGTATTGGCTGAGGTATATCTATAGCTGCACTAATAAAAGGAGTATGACCAATTGGCTTACCATGTACATTGTAATCATCAACCCAATTTAATTGATTATTTGTTTCATTTAACACTACAACAAAGCAACAAGCTGGTTTAAGCATGAAATAAATGATTGGTATAATGATAGCTATAATTGCAACAGCTATCAATGTCACTAATCCTGCAACTGTAACGGCTTCAACACCTGCTGCAACCGCTAATGTAGCAACCATACCTCCCACAATACCCTCACCAAATGCTGCACCTGCAATTGTTCCGATGGCCGTAATTCCTCCACCCATTAAACTAGCTACAGTTTGACCAACGTTAAAACTTGGCTGAATTAGTTGTGCCGTATTTATCATTGCTGTAACGTAAACTTTGATATTATCCCCTTGTGCAGAAATCAAGTTATTATACTGTTGTGTAGTAAGTGCAATTGCAGGAAATCCAGTAGGATCATCTCCCTCTGCTAAAAAGGGTTTAGCTTTTTCAAAAGCGTCTGCTTTAATTTTTTCGTAAGTATCCGCTAGTTCTTGTTGTGTATTACAGGCCTCTAATTGCTTGAAATAATCAGGATAGGCATTACCAAAAGATGTTTTTAAATTTATTAATTCAGATTTTGTGAACATAAATATTGTTTTTGATTTACCTACTCATAAGGCTTTTCGATTACCGCCTCCAATTAAAGTTGCTGAACAGGAACAGTCCGTTTTTTAAGTGGTTTCTTCTCCACTTTTTTTGTTTTTAATTGTCACTTTGGGTAGTCAACCCTTTGGCTTTCGCAGACTATATTTCGTTTTAAACTTACCTATAACAATTTGCAGCTACAAGAAGTTGGGGATTTCAAATGGCTCTCTTGTTCGAAATGACTTTAAGTTCAATATTTGTATCATTGCTCTATGTTATAGAATCAAATTGTTTTTTTTTAATAAAAATCCGTCTAATGGAATTTGTAAATCTTTTGTCTGTTGGATATTTTCTATGTGGCGTAATGTTATTAAATATTAATGCTATTATAAATAGAATCATTGTACCTGTAAAAACAGGTGATAAAAGATAGAAATAGCCTAATGTTTTGATTTTTTCTGAACCAATTACAGCAATTAAAGCTGTTGCGCCACCAGGAGGATGAAGTGTTTTTGTAATTTGCATTGCAACAATTGATAGAGCAACAGCCAGAGGAGCTGTCAACCAAATAATGTCAGGCAATAATTTGTAAATTGTTACACCGATAAATGCAGATATTAGATGGCCGCCAATTAAGTTTCTTGGTTGAGCCAATGGACTTTGAATTGCTCCGTAAATAAGAACGCTTGATGCGCCAAATGAACCTATAAGAAATATATTTTCCTCCTTTGTCAATATATGATGTTGAAAGAATGCGATTAGTCCGATACCTATAAAAGCTCCAATAAAAGACCAAAAGTGTTCCTTGTAGTCAACTAATGTTTCTTTATATATAACATATCGCGAAACCCTTAAACCTCGTTTTATTGTCTTTTTAACCACCCTTGTCTTTTTTACAATTACTCTTTTTGTTGACGTACTTATTATATCGCAGGATTGGTCTTATGTGTCACCCGCAACGCTTGCCGTCTGTGTTATTAAACTTATGGCTGTTGCAAACTTAGAAGATGATTATTTTGGTTTGACCATAATTCGAATAAATTCCAGCTAGCTCAAAATGGCTGTTGGGGTTGTACTTTAATTAAATTGCTTTTTTATACTCCAAAAAAGTTTCTGAAAACTGTCCTGATTTTTCAAAGCTACTAAAGGAATATAATTCATTTAGACCGAAAGAAGTTTTAATTTCAAGTTTTCCATAACCAACAATTGGTATTTCATAATTGCCTTTGAATCTTTTGTCTGGTGATCCATTCTTATTTACTTTCGCCCAAGTTTTATCAATTATTTTTGTGTCTGAAGGAATTTTTTCTTCTTCTAAAAATCTTTGTTGTGAAAAAGTTAATTCTAAATCTTTAATATCAATTAGTGCAAATTTATTATCGCTTGTAGTGAAAATTATGAATGCAGGATAAATGTATAAATCTCCTCCGTTTTTATTTTCAAAATGAAATGCTGGATAAGTTGATTTTATAATATCAATATTATCGAATTTAAATTTAACAGGTTTACGAGTTACAACACTTGATGCAGCACTTCTTGTAGTTTTCATATCCTGTTGTATGCTCGAAGTAATGTCCCAAATTACTTCTGTTGTTAAGAGTTCATTATAAGAGTTTAATAAACCATTGTATTTTTCTTCAAAAGATTTGTCAAATTCTACGTCAATATTTATAAAACTATTTTCTAATTGATTTTCTAAATCACGCAAATATTCCTCTTTATCGAGAACTTTATTCTTAAAGGCTTTAACGAACAGTCCGACAACAAAAATGAATGCTACTATACGTATGGTTTTTGCAGATTTAATTTCCTTTTTCGTTTGTATAATTTCTTGATTAAGTTCAATTCGGTCTTTATAAACCTCTTCAAGTGTTTCTTTTAGCTCAATAAGATTTGCGCTTGTTAATTTATCAGTTTCTGCACTTTTAATTTCACCAACAATTTCTTGCGTACTATTACTTTTATGTTCAATATTTTCTGAAGAATCTGTGAAATTTGAATTCTGTTTTGTTCCTATTTTTTTTCGGTCATACAAACCTGTTCCGGGAATTCCAGTGTTTAAATAACTTCCTTTTTTTGTGAAGTTTACACTTGCTCCATTTACACCAAGTGTTGAACTTATTCCCGATTTTGAAAGATTTAAATGAAATCCTGGGAATACTTTTACTCTTTTTCTAAATCTCATATTTTAGTATGTTTTTCTGTTTTTTTAGCATTGCCCATAACGTTCTCGCCCTACAAGCAGTTTGAGAATAAGGAAGCAAAATCTTCGGATGAGCACAAATTTATCGGATACAAGACCAACTTTAAATTAAGCCCAAAACCCGCCATTTTTGCAAACTGCTGTTAGCAACAGTTATTATTCTTCAACAATTAAGTAGATTAAGAAAAATTCCGAAATTTTATATTTTTCATACCATTTTTCAACATCAATATTCCCTTTTGACACTTCACAATATCCTAAATTGCCTTTATCTGGATTGTCATTTGGCGGTGTAATTAAAGCAATTTGTATTTCTTTTCCAATTTCAAAATTAATCTTTTCATAACCTCCATTTACTTCTCTAAGTAACATTGTACCATCTTTAAATTTTTTATTAACTTCAAAAATTTGTTTATTAAAAAATGCAGGAAAGAAAAAAGCAATCTTTTCATTGTTTAGAATCTGTTGGGTTATTAAAGAAAATTTAAAATCTTTATTAATCGTAGGTAATCCTTCTCCTTTAGTGTTAATGACAATTTTTTCTATTTCAATTTCCCCGTTTTTATATTTACGTAGAGTAATTTTAAAATTTTTTCCAATTAATTTTTCTGAATTTGTAAAACTAAAATCGAGTTTCTCAATTCCAAGAAAATTTTCCATTACATATTCACGATTATCTTCAGAATAATCAAATTTGGAAATCATTTGTGTTTTTTCTTCTTGACTATAAGTTGTTATAAAAGTAAGAATTAAAGTTATTAATAATAGTTTCTTCATTTACGTATTTTTTATAATTGTTGCTAACGTTATGCCACTTAGCTATGTTGCGAACTTCGTGACCGATTATTTTCCGCTAAAGAAATATAATCTTGCGAAACGTAAACATGAATTTACCGTAAAACTCGCAATATTGCTAAATGGCTGTTGGCAGTTCGGCTTTTTATTTAATTTGCTTTATTTCAATAGGTGCTGGTAATGAAATAATCACTTTTTGTAAATATGGTAAAGCATTTTTATCTCTTTCCGAAAAATACTTTGGTGCACGTTCTTTAATCCATATATCATAAAAATGTTTTCTAAAGTCAGCTAATAAAGTATTTGGATATAATTTTACATTTGGGATTACTCGTCCGTCTGGATATGTATGAGTATAAGTAGGGAAGTCATTAGGTTCTAATCCTTTTTCTTTTCTTATCCATCCTGCAAACATACGTCCTTGAGAGATGTCTGGAACAAGTTTATCTGGCAATTCATAACCTATATCTTCCAACGGAGCTATTAAATTAAAAATTATTTCGTTAAAAACAGAAAAATGAGTGTGTGGAATTTCGCTTCGGTTTATTAAATATCTTTGGATATGATAAGGTAATTTCGATTTGTTTGGAATGTTTCCATTCATCCATTCGAAAACCCACTTTGAAACTAAAACTGCAAATTTAGGAGAAGCCCATTGCGCCAAATTTATAGCAACTTGCGGATGAACCCAAGTTCCTTGAAAAGAAGGTATTCCTCCTTTAATTTGTTGGACAAGTTCCGATATGGGAATTCCCATATCGGCAGAAAGGGCATCTAAAAATTCAATAGTGTTTTTTAGTCTTGAATAATCTGCAAAGTTTTTGTTAGCAGCTTTACAAATATCTGTTGCGTTAATGTAACCATCAGTTATTCTTTGAACTACAGGTATATGCTCTAGTTCTCTGTTAATAAAAGGAATTTCTAATTGTTTAGACATATTTTATGTATTTACGATTTTTTAAGCTGACTGCCAACGTTCACGCCTTAACTAGTTTGCAGGCTTTGGATACGATTACCTTCGCTGTAACGAATATACAATTTAAAATGGAAGTTTTACAAAATTTACAAATTGGTTAAAACCTTTTGTAAGTGGGTAGTAATAGCCATAAAAATACCTCCAGCTTCCTTTTGTTGGTTTATATTTTATTTTAAAACAGAAATTATTTAACAATATATTAATTGATTCACACCTAACATGTAACATAATATGTTACTTTGAACTTATAATTATTTATATTTGTTTCATAATGTTACCAAAATAAAAATAATAACTTATGAATGATCAAATAATTGGATCTAGAATATTAAAGACAGAGCTTATTAAATGGGGGAAACTCCAATTTCTTCAACAAGAAAATTTTAAAGAATGGGTAAACAATGGATCCGAAAAACTGATCGAATCTATTATTAAATACCAATTTATAGATCCCTTTAAAGTCTGGCATCATCAGGGTGTGAACTATTGTTTGGATGGTAGGCATAGGTATTTAGATTTAAACTTTGTTTCACAAATGGCGGGTCATCAAGTTCCAGAAGAATTGCCGGCCACTTTTATTGATTGTGCAAACATGAAAGAAGCTGCGGAACTGGTTTTAGTTTACTCGAGTGCTTATGCTAAAATCACACAACAAGGATTGCTAGATTTCGTTCAAAATTTTGATTTAGATTTTCCAGACTTACAAGGTTTGATGAACATACCGGATTTTGATAATATTGCCTTTGAGGGTCTAATGAACAATACCGGGTCCACAAATCAACCGATAGTACCTTCATCACTAAAGGATAGTTTTATTTTTCCTCCATTTTCAATACTAGACACTCGCTCTGGAGTATGGCAAGAACGCAAACGTAAATGGATTGCTTTGGGCTTTAATTCTCAAGAGACTAGAGAAGATGTAGAATTGATTGCAAAAAGTGGCCAGTCAACGGCTATTTACGAACTAAGAAATAAAATGCGGGAATCATTAGGACGTGAGCCATCATGGGATGAAATTATTGATTATGCAAAACAAAAAGGGATGCACGTGTATGAAGGTGCGAGTATTTTTGATCCAGTTCTTTGTGAATTATCCTACCGCTGGTTTTGTCCCAAAGGAGGCAGGATTTTAGATCCGTTTGCTGGTGGTTCGGTTCGTGGAGTTGTGGCAGGAATTTTAGGCTATCCTTACGATGGAATTGATTTAAGGCTAGCTCAAGTAGAAGCGAATAGAAAACAAGCTGCATTATTAAACTTAGAAGATGTTACTTGGCACGCCGGAGACAGTAATGAGTTTTTAGATGAGGTAGAATTTAAAGATGTGGACTTCCTCTATAGTTGCCCACCTTATGCCGACCTTGAAAAATACAGTGATGATCCAAAGGACTTATCTAATATGGACTATGCAGACTTCAAAGAGGTATATTTTTCAATCATTAAGAAATCAGTTGCGCAATTAAAAGAAGATCGTTTTGCGTGTTTTGTAGTTGGCGATGTTCGCGACAAAAAAGGATTCTATTACAACTTTGTTAGTGATACTATTCAGGCCTTTAAAGATGCTGGGATGGAATATTATAACGAAATCATTTTAGTAAACGTGGTTGGGTCACTGGCAGTACGTGTTAGGCGTCAATTCAATGGAGGTCGTAAAATAGGTAAGATGCATCAAAATGTTTTAGTCTTCTATAAAGGAGACCCAAAAAAAATAAAGCAAAATTACCCGGAATTAAACTTAGGTGAAGACTTGGAAGAGTTGAATAATCAACCCAATATTGCTCTGTAATAATAAAACAGACAAGAAATGTATTTACTAGAGAACATAAAAAAAGGAGCAGATTTCACGTATACAATCGAAGATAGAGGGCAAATAATAGAAGTAAAAACAAAAGTTTTTGCAATCATAGGTAACAAGGTTTTATTATTAGATGGCCATGAGGTTTATGCTTTTTAGAATGACAATAAATTGATTTTTTTATAACGGTGGCTTCGGTCACCGTATAGGTTTGATTTTAGTTTTGTTTATTTTTGAGCCATTAAAAATAAAACTAAGTGTATAAATGGCTAAAAGTAACTATCAAATATTAATAGAAATGAGAGAGTCTATAGTAGCCTATCTAGAAGAAGAAAAAGTAATCAACGAAAAAGCTTTGGCAGCCTATGATCCAAAACCAATTGCAGAGCAAGATCAAGAGATACGTTTGTTAAGAGAAAAAGAAGCCATTAAGCTTAGAGATAGAATAACGGAACTGAGTCGACACATTGCTGTAATTAAAAGGATGTATCCAACAAACCCATAAGTCATGCCGGGAATAAAATCAACAAAATTAGAAACAGAAAAAAGAGTTTTCACTATTCAGGGGTGGATTATTAATGGTATTCAGGATTATTTGATTTTAAAAAATATAGAGCAAGAATGGGGTGTAGGTAGGAGACAGTCTAAAAATTTACTTCAAAAAGCGTATAAGATCTGGCATGAAGATCAAGAGGCGACCATTGAACAAAAGAGAGCGCTTAGAATTGCTGAGTTAAAACAGAATATACGATCTATGAAAGATCAGTTCAAAGGCACTCCACAGGGCATGACGGCTGTAAACCAAATTCAAAAAGAAATTAATAAGTTAGAGGGTCTTTATCCAGTACATCGAGTTATGCTTCAGGGAGATAAAAATAATCCAGTGGCACTAGTTGATGTTTCAGACCCAATTAGCCGTGATAAAAGAATAGCAGAATTAGTTGCAAAAGCGACAAAGTAAAGGCGTGTGTTTTTTTTAACCACAATGTAACATATTATGTTACATTAATGCTTATATTTGAAATCAAATTAAATCATTTAGCCATGAAATAATATTAATAAACTTTAGCTCAAAAGCCAGTCAGTAAACGATTGGCTTTTTAAGTAGGCCATTGATTCCAGACATAAATGGGGAATTCCTTTCGTTATCAGAGAAGCCGTTTCCTTTAGGTTAAAAGTGAAAGAGTGATCAGGGGATTTCGTCTAATGGCAAGACGGTAGCTGGCCACTATTAAAACAGTTCGATTCTGTTATTCTCCACAATATAAAAAGTCATTCACCCCGATAAGTCGGGACATAGAACCATTCGGGTTGGAAAGGCTCGTTAAATCATTCTGTGATACGTGGATTATTGGTCTGGCTCGTAGACAATCTGAATCGTTTAGCGTTGAGATAAGTGAGTGTTTACAATTTTCATAAGCTTACTCTATAAAAAATCAGATGTGAATGACTTTTTTTAATTTTTGAATAACCCAGTAAAATCAGTACTTAACTTAATACACCAGCCCGAGACCAAATCAAAAGATGGATATAAAATTAAAAATTCAAGAAACTCCAACATTCAAGAAACTAATAAAGAATACGCCTTTTTTAAAGGGAATTCTTTTAAAAAACACTACAACTGATAGTATTGAAAGAATTATCTATCAAATTCAGAAATTTGGTGAAGAGTATGTTGTAGATAAAAACTATATGGATAGAGAGCTTCATATTGCCAAAGAAATCATTAAAGATTTAACAGAGTAATTATGAAAATAGAGATAGAAAACGGACGTGTTTTTATTAAAGGAAAAGAAACAACAGATCCGGTTCTTATTGGATATGCTGTATTAGACTATGCTGAAGAGTTAAATACAAATATGTTTGAGAATAAAAACAACGTTCAAATACGTTCAAAAACTGATCAAACAAGAGCTTTGCAAAAGAAATCTAGGGGATTTAAAACTAAATAATTTGCTTACAGAAGCCGAAATTCTAGAACTAGATACTCTTTTGAAAGAAAGAGATATTGATATTTTACGTAATAAGCTTAATGACGAAACTACAGAGCAAAACCCAAATTTCAAGCTATTACAAAAAGCTATTAAAGAACAAAAGTACGAAGAAGTAAACGGTCAAATAGATCTTGTTTCGGGTTATCGCGGTGCTGGGTTAGAAGGTTCTTCCCGTTCTGGTAAAACATGGTCCGGTGTAGATATTATTATTTGGCTTTGCTTATTCTACGAAACCAACGGATGCACAATCAACATTTATCGCCAAACATACAATGAATTCAAAACCACCTTATACGATGATTTCAAGCGTAGGTTAGATGATTTTGGGCTGCCTAATAAATTCCATGATGCCGAAGAAGTCAAAACATTTAAAATAGGTAAATCAAAAATATATTTTATTGGTGATGGTAAGCATGGGGGAGGTTGTGACTATGCTTTTTTTAATGAAGTAATGTTTATTAAAAAATCGGTATTTGACCAGGTAAAAATGCGCTGCCGTAAGTTTTGGTGGGCGGATTATAATCCATCATTTACAGATCATTGGTTTTTCGATAATGCTTTAGGCCGTCCAGACGTTGCTTTCCTAAGAACAACATTTCACGATAACAAATTCATATCACCACAAGAGCGCCATGAGATTACAATAACGGAACCATGGAAGCCTGGTTCTTATATTGTGAAAGACAATGTGATCATGTGTTACAATAAAGACACTAAGAAAGTCGAAGAAATAAGTAAAACTAATCAGCCTCCACCGCATCCAACCAATATTACTAACGGAACAGCCGATGAGGATTACTGGAAAATTTACGGGCTTGGTTTACGTGGTGCAATGAAAGGTTTAATATTTCCTCATGTATTTTGGATTGATTCATTCCCTGAAGATAAAGCGCCAATTTATCCTAATGACTTTGGGTTTACAACAGATCCAAACACCCTTGTTAGATATGCAGAGGATGAGCATAATATTTGGATTGAGCCTTTGTCTTATGAGCCAATAGAAACTCCACCAGCATTGGCAGAGTTACTTATTAGCTTAGGTATTGACAAAACAAAAGACATTATCCCATGTGATTCAGCGGATAAGTACACTGGTGAGAACAAAGGAACCGTGGAAATGGTTCGAGGTTTAAAGAACGAGGGATTTGTCCGTGCTTATAAAATAAGTAAAACCAAATCGGTTATGTTTTGGCTTACTTCTATGAAGAAAAAGAAAATACATATCGTTAAAAATCACTTGTATAAGCAAGCATTAAAGGAGCAGCAAAACTATAAAATGAAGGAGATTGCTGGACTTCAAATCAATCAACCTATTGATAAATGGAACCACATTTGGGATGCTGCTCGTTATGGCCACATCGCTCATAATAGCCAAGGAGTTACCGTTTTTGCAATAACACCAGAAGAAAGTAGAAAATTAAATTATTAATAAAAACACCATGGAAGAAATAATCGAACTATTAAAATCCGACCCACAAAAGGCGATTGAGACAATAAAAGCCAAAAGCATCAAGAAAGCGTCTGATATTGAAAACTATATTAAAGAATACAAAGACTTTGATCGCAGCCAAAGAGATCAACAAATTGAAGTGATTCAAAAAGATAAACCTTTAGAAGGTGGCACGGTTTCTAGAATGGTTAAAATTTACATTAACCACGCCCAGAATATTGCGGAAACATTGGCTGCATTTGTTATTGGAAAACCCATTACCTTAATTCCGTCAGAGGATAATGATTTATCTAAACTGGTTAAGCAAATTTGGCGCGTGAACCGCATTGATTCTAAATTGCTGGAAGCAACTATTGTCAAGTTTTCTCAAACACAGGTGGCAATGCAGTTTTATATTGTGGATGCCGGAGAGACTTCACTCTTAAACAAAGTTTTGGAGTTTATGAAATTGAAAAAACAAGCCAAAGAAATCAAAGCTAAAGTTTTAGACAATACCAAAGGCATTATGACGCCTTACTTTGATAGTTCTGGAGATATGAAGCTCTTCATGTGGGAATATAAATCCAAAGAAGGCGATAAAGAAGTAGCCAATGTGCAAATTTGGAACGAGACAAATATGATTCATTTGAAAGATTTAGCACAGTTTGCAAATCTACCTCATGGATTTGATAGAATCCCCATAGTGTATGATAGTCAAGACGAGCCAATTTGGTACACCGTAAAATCACCAATTGACAGACACGAAGTAGCCATGTCAAAACTAGGCGATGCCAATGACTACTCAGGACACCCGATTTTAGTTACCGAGGGGCAAGTAAATGGAATGCCAACAAAAGAAGAAAGTGGAAAACATTTTAACGTCCCAATTACATTAGGCGGTGACGATGGTAAAACTGTTATCAAAGGAGGGGTTAGTTTTCTTGAAGCAACAACGGCACCTGAAAGCAACAGGTTGGAACTAGACAAGCTGGAGGATATTATCGCTTACGGTTCCGGAGTTCCTAATTTGTCATTAGACAAATTGAAAGCTTTGGGTAATGTGGCCGAAAAAACAGTAAAACTGATGTTTATTGCAACCGACATAAAAGCAGCTTTAAAACAGTCAGCTGCACGTACATTCATCGAAAGATGTGTTAATGTGATTCTATCTGGAGTAACTAAAACTACCAATATCGGAACGGCCACAATTGGTAAATCACTCTATTATGATATTCAATTCAATTCCATTTTACCGTCTGATATTTCAGAAACAGTTACTTACCTGAAATCAGCTGTAGAAGGTAAATTTGTCAGCAAAAAAACGGCTATCGGATTAATCGACTTAGTTGATGATCAAGAGGGAGAGATCAAGCAAATTGAGTTGGAAAATAAAGTTACGGAAGTGATACCTCCAGCTTTGTAATTGATTAAGTTAAAAATATTTTACTTATGAGTGAGATAAATTGCATACCATTCGATGCGGTTTATTTAATAGTATAATTTTTATTAAGTCTTAATAAAAATGTAACATAATATGTTACATTTGTTGACTAATAACAATCAACAATTTAAACATTTTATCATGGCAGTAAAACCAGAAATTATTAAGGCACGACTTAAGGCATTATTTCCTAAGGCGAACTTAAGTCAAAAAAGGCTAGACGTTTACACGGCTAAACTTGCACCAAAGCCAGCTGATGATGCTGATGAAGCGACTATTGATGCTATTATTAACGATTACAATGATGTAATTGATTTTGTAGCGGTAGCTCAAGAGGACGATAGAACAAGAACTCTTGAAGCGGACAAAAAGAAAGCCGAAGAATTAGCAGCAAAAAAAGGCGGTAAAAAAGAAGAGGACGAGGAAGAAGAAGTTAAAATCGATGATGATGCTCCAGCTTGGGCGAAAGCGTTACTAAAGTCAAACGAAAAACTAACTTCTGATTTGGAATCAATCAAATCTGGGAATGTGCTTGAAACTAAAAAACAAACGGCCTCGCAGTTGTTTGGTAAATCCGAAGTTCTAAAAGGGATGAAACCTGAATTAAAAGACCGCTGGATTAACCGTGTAGATGTTAACTCTGATACTCCATTCGAGGATCAAATCAAAGAATTAGAATCGGAATACTCGGAATTAGTACAAGTAAATGCGGATAGTAATGTTTATGGAGGTCCAGCTGGTTTTGGACTTAGTAAATCAGAGCCTACATTGGAAGATATAAAGGCGATTTACGAAGGATAATTTAATAATCTAAAAGGAAGAAGCAATGGCTACATTGGATTTAAGTACAACAGAACAAGAGTTTGAAGGCGGTTATGATGCTGCCATCAAACACTACATTCACGGTAAAGAGGGAGGTTTAGTGTTAGACACTACAGGTTTTCCTGATGATGTTATCTTTAAAGGTCACGGAATTATAAATGATGGGACTGCAGAAGCTCCAATTTATAAGCCGCAGCCAATTGATGGCTCGCTTCATGAAAAGTTAGTAGGCGTTGTGCGCTCGAACACTAAAAAATCAAAACCTTCAACGGGGATGATGACACAAGGAACTATTAACAGTAATGCAACTAAATACCCGTTTAATGCAAATTCAATCGCTGCATTAAAACTTTTAGGCATTCATAACCAAGTAGACTAAAATGGCAAAGTCAATTTTTCAAGATTTAGTAAGTAAATATTTTCCAACAACGGCAAAATACTTTTACGATAAGGTAAATGGTTCTAAAGAAGAGCCTAAATACCTTCACGACGAAATGTTAGATGAGGAGTTCTCAGACGACATGACATACGCTTCTATAAGCGGAAACTTTACAAGAGTTACGGCTGACGTTGTTTCTTTTGATTCTCCAGCTCCAATTAAAACCAGAGGCTCGTTAAAAATGGCTTCTGGAGATATTCCAAAAATGGCTATTAAGTATGTTTTGGATGAAAAACAAATGAACACTTTGATTAATCTATCCAATAGAAAAGACAGAGTTAAAGAACTTATCAAAAAGATTTTCAATGATACAGAATCAGTGATTTATGGTATCAAAGAAAAAATCGAACAGGCTCATTTATTAGGTTTCTCTGGAGGTATTACTTTGATCGAAGACGCTTTAAATGTCGGCACAGGAATCCGCATAAATTATAATATTCCAAAAGACAATCAATTTGGAACATCTGTAAAATGGAGCGATGCTAATTCAAAACCAATTGACGACATAAACAGGATTTTAGAAGCAGCAAAAAGTACAGGGCAAACTCCTAATACTATTTGGATGGATAGTAAGATTGCAAGAAATATTTTGAACAACGATCAAGTAAAACAGATGTTCGCATTTAGTTTGAATTTTGTTGGGACAAATGTACCTTCTTTAAGCACTACTCAGTTAGCAGATGTTTTTAGCAGAAACTTAAATCTAACCTTAAGAATTATTGATAGAACTTTTTTCCATGAAAAAGACGGTAAAAGAACTTCATCTCAAGGATGGACGCCTAACATGGTAGTATTTTCAACTGGAACAAAAGTCGGTGCTTTAGTGTACAGTAAACTTGCAGAATCTACATTTAAACAGCCTCAAGTGGTTTATGCGGAGCCTAATAATTACATCTTGGTTAAAAAAGATGGAACAACTGATCCCGTAAGTGAAAGAACAGCTGGGGAAGCTCTTGTTATTCCGGTATTGCAGAATGTAGAATCTCTGTTTTATTTGAATACAGAGGAAGATACAGCTTCTAAAGATACACAAACAGAGGGTGACGCTGTTTACTTATACAAAACAGTTTCTTATACAAAACCGTCTGTTATTTCTGCAATAAACTCGGCCTATGAAGCTAATAAAGCTAAATCTACTAACCTAGATGCTACATTAGCGAAGTACATTGATGAAATGTCAGAAGAGCAAGTGTTAATTTTCGAAGGTAATATAACACCATCAGTATAATATGTACAGCGAACAAAGCATAGAAGTAATTTCTAAACGCATTGGTTGGGGTAAACCACAAGTAGATGGCTTCACTATTAATTTAGTAGAAGCCATCGAAAATGGCACAAGCAAACGCAATTTTCAGTCGTTTCACCAATTAGTGACTATAGAGAATGTTTTGGCTGCTGTTCCTGATCCAAATATACTTGATGAAGAATTCAATGCTAAACTAGCCGAAATAAGAGACAATGCTACTAGGGCAGTGTTGACGTTGGTTATTGATCTGAATCCAAACAGTGATTTGGAAACAGATTATTCAAATAGTATTATTACTAATTCTGTATTGTTTGACGATGCTGTAGGTTATAAAGTAGCCATGAGCGTTTTAGAGCTTTTTATTTCAACCGAAAGGAAGAATTTTAGCGAAAGATCCGCTCAAATGGCTATTTCTGCATTAAAATTAGAGATAGAAGGATGGAAAAATGAATTAGGTATTACAGTAGCTAACGGGTTAGGGCAAAAACTCAATAAAGCGGTCAAAATGGCTTCAAATAGATTGTTCCCAACAAATCCAACCGTTAATAACGGTAAAACTTGGTAAAAATGAACTACAACAACTATCCAAAAACAGGTATTGACAACAAAATAAAGATCATGCAAGATGTGCTATTTCAACATTTAGGTTTTGAAAATGTTGATTTTTATGGTAGAGTTCAAAAAATAGTAAATAAGGAAGGCAAAGGACTCTCTCCCCAGATTAGCATATCCAATACCGAAAGAAAAGAAGTCCTCTATGATGATAGAAATGCACCAGGTGGGAGTATCTTTTTTGTAGATAATGATGAACACACTACAACAGATGGTGATCGCTTTTTTGCGAAAGTAAAGGTGGTTTTTATGCTCAATTTGAATAAAGTTGCATCTATTAAAAACTATAGATCCGATTCTGAAATTCAACAGAATGCAATAGATCTGCTCAAAAAACTAAAAGCAATTGAGATAACAGCAATTGAAAAAGGAATTGAAAATGTGCTTTCGGATTTCAATACCGATCAAATCAAAGAGTATGACATACAACCGTATCATACTTTTTCAATAAATGGTAATCTATATTATTAATTTAAAAATTAAAATTATGCCAATATTAGTAGAATCAAACAATGCTACAAATACCGCTAGAAATACAGGAGCCAATAGGCAAGTCCTCGAAGGTCCGGTAGTAAAGTATGCTATAGCAACTACCGAGCAAGAATTTGCGACAACAACAGCTGCTAAAGCGTTAGAATCCTGGAAAACGGACGTGCTATTAAAAAAAATAATTCCATTCTATGATTTGGAAGAACTAGCAGTTGCCGATACAGCGGATAGTTATTATGAGGGTAATACCAAATACAAAACGGCAAACGGGAAGAAAATCAGAACATTTAACATGATGATCGGATTGCCATCTCATAATGCAGTGGCCTCATATGATGGAAAAAAAATGCGTCTTTATGAATTTACAGACAAACAAGAAATTAAGGCAATCTCCAATGATGGCGTTAAAGTTAAAGGCCAAATGGTAACCATTGAAGTTGGTAAACGTGTGGATGCTATGAAGGATAAACCACCTTATACTCCAGTAACTTTAACCTACGAAGACTATCGAGAATTTGAAAATGATGGCCATATTTTGCGACCAGATTGGTCTCCAACAGTAGAGGTTAAAGGCATAATAGATGCAATAATTGAACTGGTTTCACAATCTGCAACTTCAGTTAAGTTCAAAGTGTTAGAAAACGACACAAAAGATCCTATCACGTCATTAAAAAATGATGACATAAGTTACACTACAACAGATGGAGCGGCTATTACTCACTCATTTATTGTAGCAGATGCCAATGGAGTATATGAATTAACGGGTACTGATTTTCCCACAAAAGGCATTCTAAATGGTACAGGCGTGCTTGCCAAAGTAGAAGATTCTTATGAAATTATAGCTGAAGCAATAATGCATTAATTTCATCTTAATATCATGGAAAAAAGAAGCTATAACGGAATTACTTTCCGAGAAAACTACGACAGCACATTTGAAGTGTTCAAGGCAGAATTTGAAAATACACATGTATTTAAGAAGTTCCCAGAGAAGGAAAGATTGGTAAAACTAAAAGAAGCATTTAAAGTGGCTACATCTGGCGTTTTAGATATCAAAGTAAAGGATGCCAAAGTAGTTACTAAAGAAAAATAGAATTCTAATCTTATTGTAAAAGAGGCTAAAATCACATGATGGTTTAGCCTCTTTTTTTATAAAAGTTAAATCAAAAATCATGAAAGGACAAATAAAAAGAAGCGATATAATTGATGTAAGAAAAGAGAAAACTTATAAAACAGTTGCCAAAATAGCGCCTTATGTATTTAAGTTTTTAAGGTTGTTTGTTGGAGAAGAAATAGCATCGCAGTTATACATGAAAACTTTGATTTTTTTCTTGCTTAGAAATGTTAAGTAAATATGGCAAACTTCCACCAACATATAGCAATAGCAAAACAATTGAAACCAGAAACGATTTCAAGAGATCTTTTTAAATTCATCAGGAGTATAGAGAAGCAATTTTTAGACAAAAACAAAGAACAATTGTTTGAAAAAAGCCAAGATATCTACGGACAAGCAGTTGGTTTTTACTCCTATGCGACCGAACAGATTACCAAAGGAAAAAAGAAACAAGGCGAACCTTTCGATGCCAAAGATACCGGTGATTTATTCACTAAAATGTATATGCAGGAAGTATCTGGAGTAATTCGTTTTGGTTCAAAATCGCCCCACTATGCTGAGATACTAAAATCAAAAAGCTGGTTATCAAAAGATATTTTAGGACTTACGGATGAAAGTCTTTCGGAATTAATTGAAAACGAATTAAAGCCTTTCATCATTAGTTATTATCGTTTAAAATTAAGGATATGACATACCAAACACTAGAGACCATACCATACAAGATAGTTCTAAAAATAGTCCATGATCCCGTTTTAAATCTTCATCTACTTACCGATGAAGAAAATCCAGATTTAGAAAAACTAGAACTTATTTGGGCTTCTATTTTTGAAGAACTAATTGTTTTGAATACTAGCAGTACTTCGGACGAAATACTAAAAATAGAATGCGAAATTTCAGCATTAAACTGCAAACATGATCTTATTCAATTAGCAATTGTGGCCTTAGAATTTGATTATGATGAAGAATTAGCAAACATTTTACGAACATACGGATATAAGATCACTGCCGAGAATTACTATTCGGATTTAGAGATGGTAAGGCGGGAGAGTCAAGCTATTCTAACTAGCGTTAAAAAGTATCAAAGCAAACTACCAAAACAAGATGAAAATCAAAGTTTGAACAAAATAAATATTGACGAGGTTCTTGCTTTCTATTGTACAATACTTGGGGGATTAGATTTTGACTACAACACAGTTACGTATACTAAGGTTATGGCATTACAAAAACAGGTTTCCGAAAAAATTAAGGCAATTGAAAAAAGTAACCCGAAAAAATAAGCTATGGCAAAAGATGGAATAATTACTCGAAGAGATATAATTGAGGACCAAGCAATGACCATTGGTTCTGAATATGCTAAAAATATGCAACCGGCTATTGAAGCCAATAAACAATTGGTGGCATCATTGAAAGAAATGGCACCATTAGTAAATGCTTTTAGGAAAACAGACAGCCAACAGGCTTATATTGCATTAAAACAGCAAGAAAATTTAACCACTCTTAAAGCAATTAATGCTAATAAATTACTGGAATCTTCGGAAGCAGCTTTAGAGAAGAAAATAAAGCAAAACACAGTTGTTTGGAGAGAGCAAGATCAGGCAGAGAAAGCGTTGATTTCTACCAAAAGAAAAAATGAATTAGCTACTGAGGGAACGAATAAAGCATTAGCGAAAGAGCGTGTTTTATTATCTGAAACAAATAAAGAAATAAAATTACAAGCCAGAGAGAATTTGGGATTAGTAGGCGCTTACGAAAAATTGAATCGTGCCCGAACAGAAGCCCAAAAAAGGCTGGCAGATCTTCTTTCTGCTGAAGTAAAAAATAATGCTGAAATAAAAATTGCTCAAAGAGAGTATCAAATACTTGATGTAAGAGTAAAAGCCGTTGATGCAGCAACCAAAAACTATAGTAAAAATATAGGGAATTACGGTTCGGCATTTGAAGGACTAAACAGTACTTTGAAGGACTTGATATCGACTTTTGGTTTGCTTACTGGTGTCGCGTTGTTTGGCACCATAATGAAAGATATCTTTAGCACTATTAAAGATTTTGACCGCCAGTTAATTGCCGTTGGAAAAACAACTAATATTTCAGGCGAAGATTTAAAACAATTTGGTCGTGAAGTTGTTGATTTAGGGAGTGATTTAGATGGGATTTCAATAAATGGTTTATTGCGTTCTGCTGAGGTTGCTGGAACATTAGGAGTAAAAGGAACAGATAATATTTTGAAATTCTCCACTGCCATCGAGAAACTAAAATTAACCTCTGATATTATTTCAGATGAACAGGTGCAAAATTTTGCAAAATTTATAGAAGTTTCCTCGGATAGTTTTGAGAATGCAGATCGTTTAGCATCAGTTATTACAGAGCTTGGAAATAATATGGCTACTACTGAAGCACAAGTCTTAGGGAATGCTTCCGAAATTCAAAAAGGTATTGCGGTTTATGAAACCTCTGCCCAAGGTGTTTTGGGATTGGGTGCTGCAACATCTGCATTAGGTTCTGAGGCTGAAAGCTCCAGAAGCGCCATTCAATCTACCTTTGCAATTTTAAACAAAGCAACGTCCACAGGTGCCAATTTAGAAAAAGTTTTAAAGTTGACCGGACTTACTCAAAAAGAATTATCAGAGCAGTTTAATAAAGACGCAACCGGTGTATTTCAAAAGTTTGTAAAAGGATTGAGCTCCGCAAAAGATGAAGGCCAAAATCTATCCTTGGTATTAGAAGATTTGGGTATTACAGAAAAAAGAGCATTCACCGTGGTAGGTTCTTTGGCTGCTAACTATAGTGTGCTTGAAAACGCAATGAACTTAGCCAATGCAGAATATGTAAATAACATTGCTCTAAATAAGGAAGTGGAAGCCGCTTCGCAAAGTATTGCATCGATTATTGGAGATATCAAAGATGAATTTGAAGCCTATGTTTTAGCCACAAATGATGCGAACAACGGTACTGAGATAATCACAAAAACGCTAAAATTCTTTAGGGATAATCTAAAAGATATCATTAGCGGATTTTTAAAATATGGATCCGTTATTGTTACTTTTCTAGCAATCCAAAAATTACTTAATTTCCTGTCATTGACATATAATGCCATTAAAGTCGCTGGCGTTGCTGCTCAAATTTCATTCACAACTGCTACCGGTTTAGGTACTGCAGCTATGAAAGCGCAAGCATTGGCAGCGCAAGAAGCCACAGTAGCTCAGGAAGGATTAAACATTGCAACCAAAGCAACACCATGGGGGATCATTCTTGCAGCCTTGACCGCTGTTGTAGTTGCTTACATGGTGTTTAATGATGAACTTTCAAACAATGAAAAATTATTACTTATAATCAAGAATCAAACAAAAACGCTTCAAGACACCGAAGCAAATTATAATAAAAAAAACGATGAATATACCGCTAAAAGATTTAAACAAATAGAGGAGGAAATAAAATTACGCCGTGCTAAAGGCGAAGATTCAAAAAAACTAGACGAGGAAGAGATTTTACTAAAAAAGGAAGTATTACAGACTAATTTAGACACCTATGGAAATCTGAAAAAACAAGAACTTGATAGAACAAGAAATCAAATAGAGCAAAGTGAAGCGAGAATAGTACAATTGACCAAAGAAAACGCTGTACTAGCAAAAAGCGGTTATAGAGTAAGCAAGCAAGGGAATACAAGTGAGGAAATAAGCGCTTTGATTGAGAATGAAAAAGAAAAATTAAAAGTCACTAAAAACGCCTTATTTCAAAATTCAAAAATAACGATCCAAGAGCAAAAAAGACGTCAAGCATTGTTGGATGATCTTGATAAAGATCGAGCTGTTAAAGAAGCTGCCTTTCAAAATGAAGAAAATAAAAAAGCAATTGCAGTTAGACAAAAAAGACTAAAAGAGGCTTATGACTTAGAGAAAAAAGCACAAGACGACTTATTTAAACTTAGACAATTTCGTTTACAATTAGCGATGGAAATGGATGATGAGATATTAAAAAATGATAAAACTACATTAGATAATCGCTTAGACGCATTGAATGAATTTGAGCAATTATTTTCATCTAAAACCAAAGAATCTGCCGAATTTGAACTTCAACAATTGGGAGTTTACAATGAAAAAACAGGGAAATTAGTTCGCGAGTTATCTAATAACGAAATACAAATACTATTAGATGAAGGTACGATTAAGAAAAGATTGACATCGGAACAATTACTAATACTAGAGAAATACCAAAATGAACAAACAAAATTAAAACAAAAAGGAGTAGAGGAACGTCAAAAGATTATCGATAGTCAAGTTGATTTAATTACTAAAGATTCTAACTCAAAAATTCAAGGACAAGATACCGAGTTAAGCAAGGCTTTGGAAGCTGAGAACATCAAGTTCAAAGCGATAACTGAAGGGCAAAAAAACATAAAGGATGCAACTGAAGAACACGAGCGTCAAATATTAGCTATAAAAGAACTTTACGCTAAAAAAGGATTGCAAGCACAGATCGATGCTATTCAGACATTGTTGGACCATCAAGATGTATTGCCAGAATCGGAAAGAATTTCAGCAGATAAAAGAGCCAAAATTGAAAATGATTTAGCTAAGTATAAACTGCAGTTATCTGAGATTGGAATTTCAGATTTTACAGCAATGGCTGAGAAAAGAGTAGAGCTTGAAAAAGAGGCAGTAGAAACTATTAAAGAACTTTCAACAGCTTTAAAAGATACCTTAGTTGATTTGACCAATACTATTTTTGATGCCAGAATTCAAAACATAGATAATGAAATATCCGCTTCTAATGATTATTACGACAAGCAAATTGAACTCGCTGGTAATGATGAAAGACAAAAAGTATTATTAGAAAAAGAGCGAGCCAAAAAAGAGAAAGAACTTCAAAAAGAAAAGAAAAAAGAACAAATAAAGCAGGCAGTATTCAACAAAGCATTAGCTATAGCTGAGGCTGGTTTTAATACCGCAAAAGCAGTGACGGCAGCATTATCTGCGGGTCCCGGAATAGGACTGGTATTAGCTGTACTTACAGCAGGAGTAGCAGCGGCTCAACTTGCAGCAATAATAGCCACTCCAATACCTAAATATAAGGATGGTCGTAAAGGAGGTCCTGCTGAGTTCGCTGAGGTTGGTGATGGTGGCGTTTCCGAGATTATTTCACGCCCTGATGGTTCAGGAGCCAGAAAAACACCAAACAAGCCTACCCTTACATTTCTTGAAAAAGACGATGTTGTTCATAAGTCAGAAGCAGAATATAATAAATTTATGAGACAAAAAATCCTCAATGGTTTTTTTAAAGAAAAAGAACTTTCTAATACTTTCCATATCATAGGAGGATACAATGATGATTCGGAGCTCATAAACGAAATGAAACTAACCAGGGAGGCAATTAAAAAACAAAAGACAACATTTAACGTAATCAATAAAATTGATTTAGGTTATGAAAATTACAGAAATTCTAATATAAACTGGAAAAACTAATGGGGACAATCAACCACGGATATATTGATAGAGTAAAATACATCCTAGAATGCGAGAAATTAAATAGTTCAATGCTCATTACGGAGCCTATCGGATGGAACGAAGACAATAAGGAATTTGCTAGAAATGGGGAATATGATGGTATTGTTGCAAAATTTTCTAACTCATTAAAGTTTGTTGGTAATGGAGCGGATTATATCCAACTTGCTTATGAGCTTCATGATGTAATGGCTAATATCAAACTCACAAAATATGAAAAACATCCTAAAACAGATAAATGGATAAAGATTTATTGGGGTTATTTAGATCTAATGACCAGAAAAGTAGAAAGAAATCAAGTATCTGTTAAGTTCAACTCTGGAGGCCTACAAGAAGATTTAAAATCTAGAGAAGATGCAAGTTTTGAAATGGATAGAACAACAACAATTGACGGAATATCCATAAAAAGTATAGAGGAGCAAGAGGTTTATATTAGCGGAAGAAGAATTTTTTTAAAATCAAAATGGGATGCTAAAAATATTGAAAATAATGCAATTTTGTCTGTTTCTTCTAAAGATGGAAATACACGTAATCAAACACACGGTATTCCGTTTAGTTATATTTCGCAATCCCATGAGCAAGGTCAAAATGTATTACCTGAATCCATAGGTACGGAAGATGTTGGAACCGCTGGAATGATGTTTTTAGCAAATTTTGATAGAACTAGGGAAATTATAATCAAAGGATCTGGAATCTCCTTTAAAGCAGCTATTCTAAAAAGTGACTGGGAGTTAGCTTTTTTTACAGTACGATTAACCACCTATGCTAATGGGGGAAGTTACAACGCTAAGTCCAGCACCATACTATTTCATGCCGGTGTGGGGTCTGCTACTATTCCAGATTTATGGGATATCAATAATCAAACAATTACTATTCCAGACTTTAACATACCTATTACAGTTAATGAGGGCGAAAGTGTTGCGATGGAGTTTTATATAAAAGCAAATTTAAAGGATCTTAGGTACAAGACAGCTACATTTAAAATTGCAATTACTAATATTAAGGGTAGTTTTTTGGCTGAAGAAGATTCTAGTTTTGATGCTTCAACAGCAAAATGTTATTTGGTTCATGATGTTTTAGATCATTTGGCCAGTATATGCTCTAATAGTAAAAAGGTTTTTTATTCAGATTATTTTGGTAGAAAGGACTTAGGATATGAGGTAAATGGATTTGGAGCATTCATTGGATTAACCCATGGCTTTGCTTTGCGAGGATTTAATAAATTACCTATACCGGATCCGGATAACGGTATTGAAAATTTATACAAACCGATGACAACATCACTTAGAGATGCATTTACATCCTTAAAAAGTGTGTTTAATATTGGGGTAGGTATTGAGGAAATAAACGGAAAAGAACGTATACGAGTTGAGGATATGAGTTTCTTTTACAATAATAATGTAACAGTAAAACTTCCAAATCAAGTAAAAAAAATAACCAGAAGTACCGCATCAGACTATTACTGGCCATCCATAGAAATTGGATATGAAAAGGGTGGCGAAAATGAGGAAGCACAAGGTTTGGACGAACCTAACGGGAGGTCTAATTTTACCACTTTTATTAATAAAGGAAAAAACAGCTATTCTCAGCTATCTAAATACATAGGTGGGATGTACCCAAAAGAATTCACCAGAAGGAAGCCAAGAAAAAAATACCCAACGGAAGATACAAAGTACGATAACGATATCTTTCTTTTGGATCTAAAACGAGCTACAAGTGGTTTGTTTGAAGAAAGAAAATGGCAGGATGATTTTTCTAAACAGCCAACGGGTATTTTTTCACCAGAAACGGCAACAAATTTGAGGTTATCGCCTGTAAATATGCTACTAAGACATGGCTGGCTAATTGCTACCGCTTTAACAAAATTTGCAACTGAAAAAATTAGATACAGTTCTTCAACAGCCAATAGTCAATTAAAAACGCAGTTAAAAACCCAATCTGAGTATTCAGAAAATGGAGATATCTTTAACTCTGAACTCACAAAACCAAGGTTTGTTCCAGAATGGATTGAATTTGAACATGAATGTACCTTTGATTTAATGCAACTTATTCAAAGTAGTACTTTAATCAACGGAAAATTGGTTCAAAATTTCTACGGAACATTTGAATTTATTAATGAAAAAAATCAGACCGAAAAGGGTTTTTTATTCAATTTAAAACCCAATGAAGGAAAATGGAAATTATTAAAAGCAAATAGATAGCATTATGGCATATTCTAAAATAACAATAGATTTTACAAGCCCAATTATAGCTGGCACTTTTTTAAACCTTACTGAGAGTAATTATGGAATTTCATTATTTGAGATCTTTAAAAATGCAAGAATCTCAAGAGGGAGTGTAGCAATTCCAGAAGGTGTTCCAGAAGATTATAATCATCCAGAGATTTATTATAAACTACTTGCTAGCTCCTACCGTAATGCTTTCAATTTAGATTATAACACTTCCAATTTATTTACAGTTGAAATAAATGGATCTGGAATTGCAGGAAGGGTGACCATACTGGCTAATTATGAAAATGCAAATTTTATATTAAGTGGGACAGACTCTGGTGCAATTATTTCTATAGTTAACCAACAGTTCACACCTCCATTTATTCATACTATCACTTCTTTTTCAGAAGCAACAGAGGATAAATCAAAAAAAATAAAAATTACACAAGCTACTTCAGAATTAGCGGTCAGTATAAGTTCGCCATTTAATTTGCTGAACAACACCAGTAATCCTTTTAGTTTTGAGTGGCAAAGAGGGCAAGTCATCAATTTAACCGTAAAGAATGCTGCCGGATTGGAGGCGACAAATTTAATTACATTGCCAGACGTTCTGAGTGCGGATAATTTTTCAATAAAAATAAACAATAGTCCCAATGGAGCTACGGCTATAGTAAATAACGCATTCACGACAGGATTAACTCTTGCCTATTCCTTAAACGGTACTGACTTTCAACACGCAAATGTATTTAGCGGCTTAGATGTTGGTAATTACACTCTCTATGTTCTGGATCAATATGGGGGAGCTTTTTCAAAATCATTTTCAGTGGACCAAAATGGGGTGTATGTACCTTTTTTTTACATTTCAAAAAGTAACTCCATTCGTTTTGCTAAAAGAGTTAAATGGAGTGATACTTTTAACTATAAAACAGATGAAAATACTTTGGGATCCGAAGTGGATGTTAAAGTAGCTTATTCTGGTTGTCAAAATTTTAAATCAGACACTATTATCACAACACAATTTAAATCGAACTATGCTACTAATACGGTTAATATCATAAAATCAGATAAAACAAAAATTTCTGTTCCGGTAGTAAAAAAAACAAATAATATTGGAATTAAAGATAAGCGAGATGCTATTAAATTTAATTTAGGCGGTACTAATACTGGAGTGTATTTCTTAGCAGGAAATAGATACGACTATGCTACTAATGCAGTTATTGATTCTTATGCACTTAATGGATTGCTTCCTGAGTGGGCAATAATTGGCAATTACATAAATCTAGAAAATGCGTGGTACTTAATTGACAACATTTTTTACGATGATGATAAAAATGCGGATGTATTGGTGATATCCAATACCTATTCCGGAATAGATGTCGGAGTGATGGTAAGTTCTATATACAATGATTTTAATTACGAAGTTTATGAATTTACAATTGACTTGAGTAATTATTTAAATCAGACCCTTCAAATTGAAATTGAAAATACAGACAATCGTTTCGATTCCCTAAAACATATTAGTGAGAGATTGATCATTGCCAAAAATTTTCTAAAAAATCTAGAAATAAATTATTGGAACCATGATAACACGGATATTTTTTATGCCACAGGTATCCGTCATTTAATGAATGTTGAAGTTACCAAACAAGCAGGAGTTAGCCAAGAAGAGAGTGAAGTTTATAAAACAGATACAAATGCTGTTCTGTTAAGTGCACAATCCTATGAGGCAGATAAATTTACTTTTGAACCACTCAGCAAAGAGATATGGAGAAAATTAATGATTGCATTATCCCATAAAATGGTATATATCAATGGAACTCAATATGTAAAAAGTGGTGATTTTGAAACTGAAGGACCTTTAAACGACTCAAATCTATATGTACTTAGTGCAATAATGGTCAAAGCAGGAGCGGTATATAGTACCAGTAGCGAAATGGATGAGATGTTGAATGATCAAGTAATAGAAATTCCAGGCTTAATTCAGACCGAAATAGGTTTCTTGAAGTATTGATATATATGTATTCTGTAATACTATTTTTAGTTAATAAAAAAACCCGCTAATCAATTAGTGGGTTTTGTTTTTTTTAGCTCTAGTATTTTCTTCTTCGTGGTATCGTCAATAATGTGAATATGTTGATGGGCTTGTTTATTATCATGTAGATGATAATGCACGGATTTATCTATAAAAGTGAATTGATCCTTTTTGCTTTTACCAAACAAAGCTACGCCTATGGCTTTAAATACAAGCCAGCATCCACCAACACAAATAATAAATAAAAAGAATATTTCCATCAAATCAAAATTACAAATTAATACAATGGCATTAGTTTAAATTTTTAATGAAGTTAATTAATTCTTTTATTCTTATTTAGTCTAAATAAGAATAAGTAAAATTTCACTACATTTGTTTAATAAAAAAATAATCAAATGGCTGATACTAAGCAATATTTAGTGTATGTAAAAAAAATAAACGAGACCCTAAATAAATGGTCCGCTAACGCTAAAAAAACAGAAGAACTTCCTGAGATGGTGAAAGCTAATCCGGAAGCATTATTGATAGCTTCTGAATTAGAATCGGGAATTTGGACTTCTAAAAAAATAGAAATAAAAAAAATAATTGAAGAGGCGTCTGATTTTGGTCAAAACAATAATGTTAGAGAGGTTATACTGGGTGTGATTGATAAAAATCAAGACTTGAATTACCTCTTGGATACTAATGGAATTACAGTATCAAAAAACGAGATAGTTATACTTACAGCTTTAGCAACTGTCGACTCAACTTTGATTCAACACCAATATTTATGGAAGCTCGGAAAAGGTGCTTTTAATCCGATAGGTTCCTCTAATATTAATGATAAGTTGATAGCATTACAGCCTAGATTTATTAGCGAATTAACGGCTAATGAACTTACATCTTCCCCAGGTGCTGTTGTTTATGATTTAGGGGCAATCAATACGTCTATATTAGAGACAATTAATAATATTACACCAGCAAAAAAATTTACGGATCAAGAAAAAATATATTATATAAGATGCGAAATAAACGGGGTTAATCTTTTATACAATTTTATAGGCATAAATGGCAACTATGGCTCTGGAGAATTACAAATGATAATTGATGACTTGGTTTTGATTTATTCTAGTGCCAATACTGATTTGTTTTCTTTCAAACAAGATAAGAATCAAAAAAACCAACCCAATGGCTACGTTGGTTTAGAATCCGACACCAAAATAGCGGCCGTATATCTAAACATCATAAACAACCTAACTCAAGGAGGAGCCGCTGCCATGCTATCTGCCGAAATGGGAAAGCAGTTAGGCTTGCAATTAGATGCTATCCGAAGCATTCTATTTAGTGACAACATTAATTTGGACACCATACAAGAGATTGTAGACGTTTTAGAAAACGTACAGACCTACATAGATAATGTATTAGTTAATGACTTAACCACAGGAGGCGTAACCAAGGCATTAACCGCCGAAATGGGAAAGCAATTAAAAAATTTGTTAGACAACAAAGCCAATCAAGATGGTACAGGAGCTATGGGTACTTGGGGCATTGATATTACAGGAAGTGCGAAAAATCTAAAACCTTTTGCCGTTGACTCTTGGAAATCTTCTTCTCTACCAATGGACTTTGCAGATGGTGTTTCTTGCAGTTTTGTTTCTAGAAAGGAAGGATTTCCACATTTTGGAAGCGTGGTAAATGTAAAAACGATAGCCGCAGGAGGTGGCTCATTGCAGCTGTATGTGCCGTATAGTAGTCAATTGGGTGGCGATAATTTAAAAGTTCGTTTTGGAAATTACGGTGTTAACAATGGAAACTCTTGGACAGCTTGGAAAACATTAGCCAATCTCTCAGATATTCCAGACAACCGTGTACTAGCACAACTATACACTAATGTAAGCACAACGGATACTGTTTTTACCACGCTTTTCTCGTACACAATGCCCGCAAATACTTTGGCTAAAGATGGTGATTTTTTAAAAATCACGGTTAATGCCATTGCTAGTTTAAACAACTCGGATACCTCCATGGAGTTGTCCCTTGGCGGAGTTGTTATGCATCAATTTCTTAATAATTCTATTTTCGTTTATACCTATACAATTATTAGAAATTCGAGCACTACAGTTGCTGTGTTTTTTAATAATTCACCTCTTGGCACACTTGCACTACCAAATGGATTTTCAATAAACCATCTGCTGAATATCAACTTTAAAACCATGCCTGGAACTACCCTTACTTTAAGATATGTTTTGGTAGAAAAAAAGGCGGGAGCGTAATTCAACAACAAAAAACAATATGAAGACATTTTTATTATACCTACTAACGGCAACTTTTTTATTTTTTGCACCAATCACGGGATTATTAATAGCTGTTGGTGCTGCAATAGCCTTAGATACTTGTTTTGGAATATATAGAGCCATAATGGTAAAGGGTTGGAAATATGTTACCAGTAGAAAGCTAAGTGAAATTATATCCAAAATGCTTCTTTATGAGCTATGTATCATTTTGCTTTATGTGATAGATTTCTTCATTCTTTCTGAAATATTTGAAAAATGGTTTTCAATTTCCTTTTTCGCCACCAAAGTATGCGCAATCCTTTTGATATTCATCGAGGGGGTTTCAATAAAAGAAAACTATGAAAAAGCTACAGGAAAAGATGTTTGGGCTATGATTAAAAAAGCCTTAAAAAGAGCTAATGAAATTAAAGACAGCATAACTGATTTAAAAAACAATACCGATGATAACGACAAAACAAGCTATTAATGAGTTTGGAAAGCCAAACCAACAAGGCAGTTATTTAACTACAATAGAATTGCCTTATCCTATGCGTTTAGCTTGGGACAAAAAGACTAAGGTTACTAAAATGAGGTGCCATAAATTAGTTGCCGAAAACTTTAAAAATGTTTTTAAAGACCTTTTAGATCATTACGGACTACCCAAAATACAAGAGTTAGGGATTGATTTATTTGGAGGTTGTTTCAACTTTAGAGCCATGCGTGGAGGTTCAGATTATAGCCGTCATTCATGGGGAATTGCCATTGATTTAGACCCAGAAAGAAACTTATTGCACGAGACATCTAGCACAGCTCGTTTTGCAAGACCCGAATACAAGCCAATGATTGATACTTTCTATAGATATGGATTTATTTCATTAGGAGTAGAGAAAAATTATGATTGGATGCACTTTGAAATTAAATAAATGTAAAATAGGGAGATTTACATAAAACCTCCCTAAATCTATCAATTTAAAAAAATACAGTTATGCAAATCAATTTATCAAAAATAAAGCCAGTAGCAAGTAAGTTGTTCCTTTACTTAGGATGGATATTGTTGCTTGTGGTGTTATGGTTTAAAGGTTGTTCAAAATCCGATAACGGAACACAAAATGTAAAAGTAGAAGTTCCCGAAGTAGTTGGAAAATTTCAGCCAAAAAAGCCAGAGCAGATTGTAATTCAAAAATCAGTTGTAAAGGAATACTTAACAACTGAAAATCCCATTAATGAAAAATTGGTTGCCGAGAATGATAAGTTAAAAAACGATTTTGCAAAAGAAACAGATTCTTTAAAGAAACAAATTCTGTTTTCAAAAATAGCGCAGCTCAATAAATTTTCTACTGATTTCGAAGACGAAAACGTTTCACTAAACATCAACGGAATAGTACAAGGAGAGGTCAAAGAAATTACTCCAAGCTACACTATCAAGAAAAAAACTATTCATGTTCCCGTAAAACAAAAAGAAACAGTATTAAGGCTACTAGTCGGTGGAGCATTTGGAGCAAATAAAGAATTCAATCAAGTGGCCTATCAATTTGATCTTAGTGTCCAAAATAGAAAAGGGGATATTATATCAGCTGAGTACTTAAATATAAGTGGTCAAGCTTTTGGAATGTTTAGCTTAAAGAAATCAATACTCAACATTAAGAGATAGTTTTTTGTTTTTTTAGTAATTAGAGCAGCTCTTAAACGAGTTGCTTTTTTATGATTTTTCTTTAAAATAATTTTATTTCTTTGCAACTAACATTTTGTGTCTGTATTACTGTAGAGGCAAAAAAAAATAGATTTAATAATGAAATCATACGGATTTAAAAATATTTGCGATGTTGATGTGTTTGATTATCTAAATTTAAAAGAAAATCCAAAATACATTGATATTGATAAAAATAATAAAGGCTATCATTTTGGAATCAATCTAAATGACAATCCATTGAAGGGATTCGTAAAAGTAAATTCTATTCAAGAGATTGAATTTGAACTAAGGAAGCATGATTTTATTTATAGAAAGAATACCAGTAAAATATTGAAATACATTCAAACACAATTATATCCATAAAAAAGCTATCTATAGATAGCCTTTAAAATAATTTATATAAAATAGATATAGATATCTTCATCTTTGCTTTTTTCGCCTTTCTGATTTCCAATTTTCATTATAATACTTATCAGATGCATAATTTTGACATCGCTCCGCTGAGACAAAAATTAAAGCTGATATAACAAATTATGATATTGGTATAATTGTGAAAATTAAGCAGTGATTACGTTGATCCTAATGTTTTTTAAAGCTTCGTTTTTCCTGCTATTCCTACCGACTAAATAAACTTTTTCAGTAACATCAGTTTCGTGACTTGCCATTCCTTTAGATAACATAGAACTCTCGCTAGTGGCTTTGTCAAGTTCATCCAAAAATAAGTGTTTTAAAGCATAAAAGTCTGCTGTTATGTTATATTTATCCTTTACAAGTCTTTTCCATCGCTTAGTTATTTGATATGGCTGTGTGGGAGTCACTGACGGTTGTAAGTTTCTTGTGAATAAATAATCTTCTTCCGTTTTGCATTCTTGAACAATTTCGGTCCAAAATTTTAGAGCATTTGGTAAAATAACTTTTATGACTTCTCTGTAGCTATTTCCTTTTTTAATAGTAATTCTATATTCTCTTTTCTCCAGGTACACGTCTTTTTTTTGAACCCTAAATAATTCTGCACTTCTCGCGCCAGAATGAAAAAATATCTGTCCATATCTATAAAATGTGTAATAATCTGTTTTTAAAATAGAAAAAATTTTATTGAGTTCATCAACTTCTAATGTTTCACGAATTTTTTTTACCGTTTTTTTCTTCCTAATATCTTTTATCGGATTATGAAAAACCATTCTTTTTTCCACCAAATCAGATAGCACAATAGATAAATGTGTCAGAAATTTATTATATTCATTTGGGGTAAGGTTGAGGTAGTCAAGTAAATCGCGAACATGGCCAGAATGAACTTCACTAATTGAGAAATCTATCCTTTGTTGCTCAGCCGATTTTTTAACCTTAGCAATGATTCTGCGGAGTTCTTTTATTACTCCATCTGAAACGGATAGCTTTAAGTAGGCTATTTCTAAAGCTTCAATAAAGTTTAATTTTGGGTGTAAGACTCCATTTATTGGTATTGCTTCCGGAATCATGTACTTTTTTGTAATTGGATTCCAACCTTTGTCTTCAAATAATTTAGGTATTTCTGTTAACAATACTTGAATTGCAGCTTTTCTCTCCTCTAAAGTTCTAAATTTGTTTAGTTTTTTTCTAAAAGGAAAGCCTTTAGGATATTTTTCAAGGAATAGAGGGTCAATAAATTTACATTCTACATACCAGTTAAGTTCTAGACTTTTCTTTGAAGTTAATGTTTTCCAATTTTTAGGATGTACCCATATTTCTGTGTATGAGCAGTCGAATAGTAGTGATTTTGCCAT